CGTGCCCGTCAACAGGATGCACATACATCCTTGGGCGCGTGTTGTTGGGGTCCTCAGACATCAATAACCCGAAATGTCCCGTCTTGGGGCGGGTTTGCCACTTCTTCGACTTCAGCTCTTCTTTGCATATGTCGTTGACCATGGCGAGCATTTCTTCGCCCTTGGCCTGCAAGTGTTCTTTAACCATGGGCAGGTGCCGGATTTGGCGGTGCTGTTCTTCGGTGAGTTCGAAGCCCATCAGTTGACCCTCCGAACATGTACGGTGCCACCGAAAATGGATTTGTAGCGTTGCCACGGCAAACCGTTCGACCACGACACGGGCCGGTTCTGCACCTCGTACGCCAACCACTCGGTCCCGTTGAAAACGAGAACGTTGTCCAGCTTCTTGTACAAGGTGGGGTCAGGGACCTCAAGGAGCAGGTCGATGATTGTTCTTTCGACATACTCAATGGAGATGGGGTCCACTCGGCCGTCGTTGAGCTGCTGTATCCCGATGATCATCCGGGTGATTGGGTCACCGAGGGCCCCGATGGGGTTGTTGTGCGCGTCCGTGCCGGTCACCTGAAAGATTTGGTGCTGGATCTCGACTTCGCACGGAAAGATGGGCATTAGAACCTGACTAGGGTGAACGGCCCCAGCCTGCGGCGCTGATCATCCGTCAACACAACACCCAACGCGCCCATGCTGATCGAGTAAGGGCCCGAAGAGATTTGGGTGGCAATCCCCGACGGCAACTCCATAGCCCTGTTCGCTAGCTCCATCCCCACCGCCGCAACAACTGGCGGCAGAGTTGAATATCCGTGCGTATACGTGACTTCCGCGAACCTAGCCAACGGTGAAGGGTATTCGCGGAACCGCTGCTCAGACTCCAACGGCCACAACGGCCACTGAAAATAGTGGTGATGGATGCGGTTGATGAAGCCGGCCTGATGCCAGTGATACGCGGACGGATTCAACGTCAAACCGTTGAGCGTGATCGACTCAACCCCCGTCACATACAGCGACGGAAGCATGATCGTCCCCTCCGGCTGAATCGGAACCGACTCCGTCACCGTGAGGGAGGGGAAGATGTGCCACTGGCAGAAGTTGCGGATCGTGTCCCCCGCCGCAGCCAGAAACCAGTTCGGGTCCGACGCCTGAAACGCCTGCAGATCCGCATCATTCAACAATTCGGGGGTTTGCGGGGCCGTCACGGCTGCTCTATCAAGATCTGCGTCAACTCGGAATCCACCACCGGAACACCCATCCCCGCGTCCTCATGGAACGTGGTCACATACCGGTAGACGTACTCCACAGTGTCGGGGGGCACGTCCGGGGACGTCACTTGTCCTTGACGTCCTTCGTCTTAGCTGTCCGGGTGGTGGACACCGGCTTGTCGTCCTCAGGCTCAACGACTTTCGCCTTAGTTGTGGGTTTCTCGTCGCGGGGGTCGTAGCCCTCCGGGACTTCCTTGGCGCCGTCGCCGCGGTCCCACTCGTAGTCAGAGATTCGCGTGGTATGGCCCATGATTTCTCCTCAAGGGTTAGCAAACCTGGGGCGCAGGATCGCTACGCCCCAGGTTAGTTTGCTGATTACGAGGCGTTCTGCAGCACCAAAAGCTCGAAAAGCTCAGGGCGCTCGACCATTAGGCCGATTCTTTCCTCCGCGCGCGCCGTCCACAGGTTTTGCTCGAAGTCTGTGCCGTTGGTGTTGGTCATGTCGACCCGCAAACCTCCGCGGCGTAGGACGCGGTTCCAGCCGGCGAAGTCGCCGACGAGGATGTAGCCCTGCGGCATGGCTGGTGTGGCAACAACTTTCTTGCCCCACAGGCCGAACACCGACACTGCTTCGGGGGTGCCTTCGGCTTGGTTCCAGCCGTAGTCACGCCCGTACATGGATCCGCCGTAGTACTGGTTGTTGAGATCCTTGGCGAGACGGACGGTCAGGTAGTCCTGCGGGTTCATCACGACGGCGTCGGGTTCGAAGAAGTGCAACACCCGAATATCGGTGATGGCCTGTAGGACTCCCTCAGCGATCTGAACACCAGTGGGAGCGGTGCCGGTAGAGCCCGTGCCGACGATGGCACGCCCCGGGACCACGGAGGCGACGGTCGCGTTGGTGGCGCCCAAACCGGCGGTGCCCGCGGTGGGGACAGCCAGGTTGGTGACCGCGGAGATCGTCTGGGGTGCGGTGAACCCGGCGGTGCGGTTCAGGATTCCGTTCACACCCGGGTAGCCGGCGCCAGCGAGGAGTTGAACTTCTTCCTCACGCTGAACCCCCATCACGAGCCTCTGTTGTATGAGTGACCATACGAGGCCGGCATCCTGTATCAGCTCGTCAGTTACTCTTTCCAGATTTGCTAGCTTTCCGACTTGCTCTGTATAGCGCTGGAAGCTGTGAGTCGAAGTTGGTTTGGTAGCACCTTCATTCACAGCTGCAGCGTTGTTGGTCCACGCCGATTCCCGCACATACGTCACAACTGGCGAGTCGCAGGCGTAGCTAGGAATGAGGCTAGCAATGATGTTTTCGTAGAACCTCAGGTCAACGATCTGCGGGATGAACTCGGGTGCGATGAACGGGCCCGCAGTACCAGTCAGGAAGTATGTGTTGGCGGACAGCGCGGCCGGGGTTGAAGTGCCGCTGGCGGCGTCACCAGACAGGCCGGTCACACCTTGGGTTTTCATGCGGATGGCGTCGGCGGCGTTCTTCAAACCGAACTCGAAACTGACCGCTTCCTGGCGGCGGCTCTGCGGGTCGGCGGCTGCTTTGATGCGGGAGAATCCCTCCTGATACTTCTTCAGGTGATCCGGGATCTGCACGTCAGCGGAATCGCCGTTGGGGTTGGGGTCGGCAGAACCGGTGAACCCCAGCGCTTTGCTGTAGGTTCGGATCGCCGTCTCAAGGTCGGTGTTTTCCTTCTCGGCCTTGTCCATGAAGGAGTCGAACTCTTGAGCGTTGATCGAATCGTCTTCGAACGCTTTGGTTTTCTCGATTACTTCGCGCCGCAGCTCTTCGCTGCGCTGCGCTAATGCACCCTTACTGGGCATGATTACTCCTAAAGGAAGATTGCTTGGTTAGGAAGGCGAGCGAGCGGGCCCTGCGGGCTCGTTGCTCTTGTGCCGTGTCGTCGGCGGATTCCTCGGCGGCGGCGGAAACGGCGGATTTCTCGGCGGTTTCAGCGGCGGCGGATTCCTCAGCGGATTCCTGCGGCGTCCCAGCTTTATCGCTGGAAGTTTCTGGGTCGGTATCCCCCGTTAGGCTCCGAATGCGCTTCACTGCGTTCTCGGCGGGTGTCAGATTTGGATCTGCCCATCCTGGCCATTTCCAATTCTTGTTGGCACCGTCTGCGGTGCCGGGGTCGGCTTCGATCTCATTGGCACACTGCGCGCCTAGATGGCAGGCGGCGTCATGGATGGCCTGGACCATGTCGTCGTGCTTCACATCCGGGTTATCCCCGCTCGCTGACATGCCGCCGTCTGCTTTGTCCTCAAGCTTCGCTGACTTCGACGCCAACACAACAGCTTCTGGGTTCGCGGGGATCGCCACGAAGGCGGCGTTCAACAGTTCCCGCTGCGTGCCGCCGCTTTTCTGGTTCTTGCTTTCGGCGTAGGTGACGGACATGGAGTTGACGTGGCCCTCGTTGACTAACTGGCGGACCATCTGCGCGTACGGGGTTCCCGCGTAGGCGCCTTTGCCGATCATGCGGTTACCTTCGATGCTCGGTACCGCACTGCCGACGGTCTTCTCAAGGCTGCGGCCGTGGTCGCCGTCGATGTGAATGCGGGCGGGAAGGGGCTGCTTCCATTCGTCAGCCCAAAGGTTTTCGTCGTCCCGGTCCATCGATTCGGTCGACAGAATTACCTCGAATTCCCCGTTGGGGTTCTCGGATTCAACGGGTTTGACCGCTGCTTCAACGCTCTTGGTCACCACGTTCATTACGCGATTCGCCTCTCTAGCAGGAACTCGCACGCCTCACGCACGCCGTCTTGGTCGCCGGTTTTGTTGATTTGTTCCCTAGCTGCCTGTTGCAGGGTGCGGCCGCGCCCCAACAGTCCGGACATTTCCCTTGCATGCTTCTGCGCGGCTGGGCTTGGAACATTCGTTCCGCCGGCACTGTTCAACGCGGGGACGTGGGTGCTGGCCCCGTCGTCTCCGTTGACGGCGGGGCTGTCCGAGGGTCCTTCTTGGAGGCTCGGATTCGACCCGAGAGGCACCAAAGCCTGGTTGGCGTACAGCTTGTCGGCTTCGGGCCCGGCAACGTTCAGATCGAAGTATTGGCGGGCTTCGGCGGGGGTCATCACACCGCCCTGCACCAGCTGGGCGACCGCTTGGGCGCGTTGTTCGAATGCGCCTCTAAGGACTTCGGCGACAGCGAACTTCATCACCTTGGGGCCGTTGAACTCCCGACCAACCTCCCAATTGATGACCGACTCAATGAACTCGATGCGGGGGGCCATCGAATCCCTATAGAGGGAGCGCATGTTCTCGGTGATGTTGGAGAACGTGGCATGATCCATGATCTGCAACGACGACGGGGGTAAATCCATGACGCCGCAGACTTCTTCGCGGTTGAGTTGGCGGGCTTCGAGGTAGGCCATGTCGATCGCTTTGGACGGGTCTATCGGCTTGAAGGTGACACCGTCCTCGAGCACCGGAACGCGCCCATGGTTCCCGGTGCCTTGGTGCTCGGACTGGAAGCCCATCTTGACCCGTTGGCGCCCAAGAGTTCCTAGTTCACGCGCACTCTCGATAACACCTGTGATGACGGTGCCGTTTTTCCAGGTCGCCGCCATCGAACGCCTGGCACTGTCTTCATTCATCAGCGTGGACCGCAGCGGCTCCAAACGACTGACGCCGCGCATGACGCCGTCGGGGTTGAACTCGCGGAAGGGGACGATGTCGGCGCGGGAGAACACCACCCCCGGCCGGCCCAAGAAGCGGTAAGCCTCTTCTCCCCCGGTGTCGCGGAAGATCTGCAACAGGGAGGGGTGCATGGGGACGAAGCCGGTGACCTGGTTGCCGCGGCCCTCACGGAGTTTGATCCAGTAGGTTTCGCCGTACACCTCAATCGTGGCCCCGGTCCATTCCCAAAACGCGGAGGGCGACATAGTGGGGCACGGGTCGGCGATCAACTGGGCGAACGGGCCATCCAGGTCGAGTTCTTGCCCGGTTTTGGGGGACTGGTCCCACACCGCCGCCCCCAACCGGGCGATCGACCGGGAAACTTTGCGGACTGCGGCATACACCCACGGCTGTGTTCTATACAGAGTCCCGTAAGAGGCGAACGCATCCTCCAAAGACAGGCCCAGGCGGGGCACAAAATAGGAGGGCCAGAATTGGGGGGCTGTTTCCGCGAACGCCTGGGGGGCCAGCGGCATGTTAGAGCCGTTTTCCAGGATCATGTGGGCAGTTCCGTGAGGAAGCCGTGAATACGGTCCACGTACTGGCGCCCTTTGATCGGGTTGGGGATTTCCCCGGGAGCCGGGACGGTTTGGCAGTCCTCAAGGACATAGGTTTCAGAGTCGTATTCAGCCAGGCGCCCGGTGAACAACGTTTCCCCATCGACAGTGTTCAGGGCGACGCGGCGCCGCAGAACCTTGTCGAGAACGGGGGCATCATCGCGGCTGAACACGTAGCGGTTTCCTTTACAGGACTAGAACATCGGGGCCGTCGGCCATCGAATAGATGCTTGGTCTGTCGTCGGGGAGGTTCTGCAAACCCCACACCGCGCCGATAGCGGCCATCAACGGGGCGGTGTCGGTGGGGGACTTGAGGGGGTCCAGTACCCATCCGCCTTCGGGCCCGACTTTCGTTGCGGCGGTAGTAGCTGCCGAATCCATGCCCGGGTGCGGTAAATGCCTTATGCGGCGGTCTTTCAATGCGTCGAACATCTGCCCGTGCGCCGCAGCAACTTCGGTGGCTTGCCATTTGATGAACGGCAGCCCAGCTTCTTCAATCTCCGCCGCAAGAGAGGCTGCGGGAATCCGTGACCCGATCCTCACCACAACCCCGTTGAATCTGGACCGGTGCTTTTTGAGGAACGGAATAATCCAGTCGGTGCCGGGTTTGTCTTCCCACACACCAAACACGGGTTTGCCCTGCATATCCATGGTGGCGCGGGCTAGATAGGCTCTTGAGCGGTCGACGTCGATTTCCACACACACCGAACTCGAGGAGCCTGCACCAACATTGGCGGCAGTGTCGCCGGTGTCCGACCATGCTTCGGACGGGAACGGGCCCCCATCGGAGGAGGCGACCCAGATGCAGCGGCATTCCTTATCAAAAACCGCGGCCGGATCCTCCGCCAAAGCGTGAATCAACGCCCGCTCAGTGACGCAGTCATCAACAATGTCGGTGTGGTTCATCGCCGGATTAGCCTGCGCCAGAGCCGCCATGTCTGTTCGCGGCGATGTAGGCGGGGCGGACCATTCGTAAAAACCCGAGGCGACTTGACCAACGCTTTCGAGAAGGGCCGCGATACCCTCATCGGATTCGTCGAGGATGCTTTTATCGGCGTCGCCGTCAGGCCAACCCAAATCCCGGTGCGCCTTAGCCCTTAAATGCCGTAGGACCACGGACTGCAAATCGCCGGCGTTGGCGAACGCCCACACCTGCGCTTTGGGGCGGGCCATCGTCGTTTTCGTCACCGCAGCCCACGAATCCCAGGCTTGATGCTCCTGCAACTCGTCCATCAAAATCAGGTCCCCCGAGAAACCCCTACCACCCCGCCTCGACGCGGAGGCCACACGGTATTCGCAGCCCGTATCAAGAATGAGACGTTTGGGGTGGCCGCGTTTAACGCCGGCCCGATCCCGATCCCCAGTCCCAGCAATTAACGGTTCGAGTTCATCGTTGGTCATCGCCCATTCGACGGCGTCTTCCCAGGACTCCTCAGCCCGAGATAGATCCTGCGCGGTGGCAATAACCTTTTTAGAGTCGAGGGCGTAGATGTGCCACAACGCCAAAACCACCATCAACAGGCTTTTGCCGTTCTGGCGTCCGACGACCACCACATTCGTGCGGTTTTTATACAAACCGCTGTCGTCCAGTTCGAGGCCGTGGATCAGGAGCCACTTTTGCCAGGGGAAAAGCTTTATCTCAAGGATTTGTTCAGCAAACGCGATACACGCGAACCCGTGGGTTGTTGCTTCGGTGAGTTCGCGCCGCGGTTCGGTATAGATGCGCGGCGTCTCACAGCCCTTGATCACACCGCGGGATAGAGGTACGACACGGAGCTGGTGGAGGATGCGACAATCGCATACAGGTCATGCACCACGCCACCCACAGACGGGATGTGCGTCAGGCCAATGGGAGCCGTAATCCCTGCAGTCGCCCCGGTAGCGGTCACAGACGGGCCACCAAAGACGGTTATGGCGCTGCAGTAGACGAGAACATCATCGTTTTCTGCGGGGACCGTGCACACTTTCGTGGCTGTGGTTCCCACCGTTACGGTGGCCTGCGCGTAACTCTGGTTGGCCATCAGGAACCTTTCGACAAACTCACAGGGAACAGGCAGTAGAAATGTGGAACTTAAGCGTGTGACCGGCGGTTAATGGCACTATGACACTCATGCTCGACCCCACCCAGGCCGCCGACGTCGTCGAAGACGAAACCCAGTCCATTCACGCCTGGTCACAAGCTGACGATGCGCCCACCGTCATCGCCTACCAGCCGTCACGGAGCTGGAAACTCCCCACAGCTGTGGCTGTGACAGCGGCCTGCGCGGCGATCGGGGCCGGCACGTTTTTGGCGTGGCCGCAAAGTGCTGGAAAACCGCTGGTCGCACCCGCAAAACCCCAGGTCACGCAGTCAGCAAACCCTGCGCCGGTAAAACCGGTGATCATACCGTCGCCCCCGGTCCAGCCGCAGAGCCCCGACGAGCGGTTCATCGCGCTACTCAAACAACGCGACGTCGTCGTCGTCTCTCCACCCCTTGTCCTCAACGGCGGCCACAACGTATGCGATCTGCTATCCCAGGGCTATACCGCCCCGCAAATCGCCGAAGCCTCGGTCAGAAGTACCCCGGGAACCAACCTGAAAACGCAGGCCACCTTCGTGGCCACCGCGCAAGAGGTCTACTGCCCCCCGAACGGAAACCGATGAGGCTACTAATTCCCCTACTAGGTGCCGCGTTTGCGCTGGTCGCACCCACAGCACACGCCGACGACCAAACCTACATCAACGACCTAAACGCCCACGGCGTCCTAGCCATCGTCGGACCTAGACAAGAAATCAAAATGGGCTACGCAGTATGCGACTACCTACACGCCGGCAAAGGCCGACCCCCCGCAAACCAATTCCTGATCGTCCAACAACCGTGGGCTGACTCCATCATCGACGCAGCACAACACAACATCTGCCCCGACACCCTGCACTAACCCGTTTTAGCGTTTCTGCTGGTCATAGACCTAACCGAACCCAGCTTCGACTTCCGGCCATCCGTCGACTTCCGCAACGTCTCCAACATGTCCGCCAACTTCGCCGCAGCTGCCGGCTGAGTACTCGTAGCCTTCGGATTATCCATAATCCGGGCCAACGCCAACACCGTCTGCTTCAAACCCCCCCGATCAGCGCCCAAACCCTCAATCTCCAGCGCCACCGCAGCCTCAACAGCACCCACCGAAGCATCCCCGCTGGTAGGGGTCACAGTGCCGTCACCGGACACCAGGGACAACGCCGACACCGTCGGTGCACCAACCACCCCTACAGCCTCACGCTTCCGCTGCCGCAAACCACGCTTATACGAAGACTCCGCCTCTTTACACAGGTCACAGCGGCAACCAGCCTGATAAGACAGGCGCGTTCCATGTTCAAAGCGGTTCATAGTCAGCTCAATCCGGCGCATAACCAATGCATACTATGCACGGCTTATTACACAGTGACGTTGAAAGTGTGTGCATCAAAATAGCGGGGGGCCCTCGACTCCGATGAGCCCTCTCCCTCCCGGGATTTTCCCTCCCCCTACCTGCGTGTTTGTGCTGGTCAGGGGCTTGTGGTTGATCTTGTTTGGGGTGGGTTGGTTGGGGCTGGTCGGCGTCGTTATTAGACACGGGATCTGTGGGTGCATGTTTATGCAATGGCGTGGATGGTGACCGTGAATAGTTGGGGGTTGGTTTGGGAGGGGTGACCCTCCTGGAGGGTGTCCATCCTTGTTACCAGACGGCGGGTATCCAGGTGGTGGGGCGCGCCGTGGTGGGGATGTGGGTGTTGCCGCGCCGGCGGTTGCACAGGCTGTGTGATGCACGGAAGTTGGTGGGTTCGTACGCCAACTCGGGGTGCGTGGATAGTGGTTGTGCATGGTCGAGTTCGAAAGCGTTCGGGGTTTGTGGTGGTGCTGCATAGTCAATCGGCTTACCGCATAACCAACAAGGGGTGTTGTTCTGTCTAGCTACGCCTTTGAACATGGCGCGCTCATCTGAGTAGCGCCGGTCAGAGCGTGTCTTCACCAGGTGCTGCGCATTGGGTCGTACTCTCCTCGATCCATAGCGCGAATCAGATGCTGTTCTCGTTCCACAGCATCGAAGTCTTCTCCGCTTGCCACGGCATGCTCATTAAGTTGTTTACGCTGCTGAGTAAGATCTTCGATTTCGCTATCTATACGCCGTAGCGTGCGCTCAGCTTCAGTGCGCTCTGCATGCTTAGAGCGCAGGCTGTTGCTGCCCAGTGCTATGTAATCGCCGTAAAGCGCCTGTCGTGCTCGTGCTGGCAGGCTCACTGTGTCCATTCGGTGGGGTTGTATTCAAGGCGTGTGAGTGCGGGGTCGCTGAGGTCGATGATGCTGGCTGTGGTGGGTGCTGTGAAAGCGAAGTTTTTGAGGACTTGTGCTGCGCTGGCGTACACGACGTTGGTGAAGGACACGTCATAGATCAGGCTTGATAGGCCGAGGACGCTGCTGTTGGCTACTAGTTGGATGTTGGGTGTGCCGGCTTGGTTGATGGTTTGCAGTTCGCCGCTGTAGATGCGGCCCAGCACAGGCGCCAGGACGAGGGATGTGTTCGCGGAGCGTTCGGCTGTGTTCGTGGCTGGGACGGAGGCGGTGGTGCCTGCTGTGCCGGTGTCTGTGTAGGTGAGGGTTGTGCCTGAGTTGATGGTGGTGATGAGTTTGTTTTCGTTGGTGGTGGAGGTGCCGCGGTAGATGTTGTAGCCGGTTGCATCATCCACTACCGCCCACGACAGCGCAACGGAGGATGTGCTGCCGGTGAGGACGGCTTGTACCTCGTTGGATTTGGTGGTTTCACCGTTGCTGTCGATTGCGGTGATGACCCAAAAGTAGGTTCCTGCGGCGAACGAACCACCAGTACCGGAGGCCGTGGCTGTCAACCCATGGGGCGCAGCCAAAGTCACGCCGAGGTCCAGGTCGGTGATGTACTCCATATCACCCGGCGCCAGGCGTGGGGTGAACTGTACAAACGCAGAAACCACCAGGAACTGAGGCTGATTCGTTGAGCCTGATGTGCTGGGGGATTCAACGTCATACCACTGACCCGTTACTACAAAATAAGTAAGTTCGTTCGCGGTCATACGGCCACCTTGCGCAACTCACGCTGACGGATGCGACTACACGCTCGACATAGCCGTTGATTCCTGGTCTTCGCTCTCCACGTGTTGGCCTCGTCATAGGGATGGCCTTGTGGGCAGTGCGTCTTTCGCGCCGCTACATGCGTTCCGTGACCTACGCTATCCAGCATGTTTTCCGAGGGAGTCCCGTAACGGAGGTTGTCAGCGCAGTTATTAAATGAGTCGCCATCGTTGTGGCAGATCTGCAGTCCCGCAGGCTTTGGACCGATAAACGCGGCGGCTACAAGCTCATGGACTGACGCACGTCGAACAATGCCGTCTTTGGACAGTTTGACGCGCAGGTAGTCAGTCGACCTGTCGGGATGGATCGGCTTGCCCGCGTATTTGTGGGCGAACTCGCCCCAACGGTTTCGTCGCATCACAACCCGATCAATAGATCGGACCTGACCGAAGTCGCTGACTTCATATAATCCGTCGTAGCCAACCACCGGGCGCCAGATCTCGGTCACAGGTCGTCCTCGGGCTCCATGACCTCCGCGGCAGGTTCAGGAGCCAACGTTTCCACAGGCGTGGCTGCCGGTCGTAGCGCACCCAGGACCGTCACCTGATCCGCCTGCTGATCAATGCTGTAACCGTGTACGCGCTGCAGGAACACGATCCTGTCGTTGACACGTACTTCTAGGCGTTGATCCCCAGGAGGGCCTGTGTAGGGCTGCGGGGCGGGTTTGCGGGGCATCAGTAGCGCCGCGCCTCATCATCAACGACTTCCACAGCGACTTCGGTGGTGGGGGTGAAGGTGACAGACACTTTGCGGACGTGTCCCACCTCTTCGATCTCTACGTTCAACTGATCAGCCATTTGTTACCACCAGTTTCTTCCGCCGACGGGCCGCCCAGCGGCACTGAGGGCCCATAGGACGGCTCCGACGATGAGCAGAATGATGCCCAAAGTTTCCAGGATGGGGACGGGCAGGAAATAGCCCAGAAGCAGCAACACGATGCCCAGGACGATCACGGTTTCTCCTGTCTGGGGATGTGTTTTTCCAGAATCCAGTTGAGGCGTCGTTCTGAGACGCGGGCTTCTTGTGTGTCGCCTACGGTGCGGGCCATGCGTAGACGGGCCAGCGTGGCCGCTAGATCGGTCGCAACAGACGTGGGGATGAGCCGGGTGGGTGTCATCGTCATAGCGACCTCGATTCGGTCACAAAAAACCCCACAGCCGAAAGGGTTGTGGGGTTAATTTTGGACGCGCTTGTAAACGCATCTTGCCGCGAGACTAACACATGCAGGTCAGGCTATGGTGTCTCAAACGCTCGTGTGTTTTGGTCAATCGCTATCGGCACTCCCCATAGCAGATGGCTGCCTGTCGGAAGCTGCGCATAGTCGACTGGATTCATGCGGAGTTTAGTGACCCGCAGACCCCTCAAACGCAGCGCGGTGATTAGATCCAAAGCGGCTTCAGCGAGGCGCAGCACGTGGTCTGAGTATTCTTCCATTTTCAGGCCGCATCTTCATCGGCGGTGCGATTCCTGAGTTTTCTTACATCCTCAAGCCAGTAGCCAGGTTCAGCGCCCCATTCGTTGCGTTCCGGGATTTTCCCGTTGGCCCGCCAGTACCGCCAGCTTCGGGCGGGGACGGGTTCACCGATTTGCGCCATGATCGCCAAGATTTCGCTTGAGCTGTAGAGCAGGCCGCGGACGTTGTCGACAGCGTCCTGGATGAGCCTGTCTGCGTCATAGGATTGTTTGCACCGCCAACACGTCACCAACACATCGTCGTGTTTCGCGTAGAGGGATTCCCCGCACTGCACTTCCTGGCCTTTGTCGGCGCGCATGGTGGGGCACACACCGCAGAATCTCTTCGACCGGGGCCTGTTGATCATTCTCTCGATGGTGTCAACGGCGTTCTTGATGTCGGTGAAGCATTGGCCGGCGTCTTCACGGCAAGCAATCAACGGGACATGCCTAGACAGGAAGCAGGCGGCGGCGATCGGTGTCATTCGGTGATCCCTGCTGCTTCGAATTTCTCACGCCATGTCATGTCGTGAGCCGCGTCGATGCGTGAGTGGTGGGTGTCGGTGACGCGCCCGGTTTTCAGCGTGCGACATTTGCTTCCTATCGGTTGCCCACAGACTGGGCATTCAACGCACTGCCAACTCCACATCAGTCCATCCCTAGCTGTTCTGTGTTGGTGTTGACGAGCGGGTACATCGCGGTTCTCCTGTGGTTGGGGGTTACTCAAACAGCGGCGGCGGGTGGCAGGAGATTCTTGAACTCCGAGTGATCCATCCACTCGACGTCCATCTGGTCGGGCGCGTGGTCGCAGCCTTTACGGATGGTCCAGCTCATCATCCGGGCCGTAATGACTTTCTCGGCGTCGGTGAATGTCGGGTCATGCGCCACGATGCTCAATGTCATGTCCGTATCGCGGCGTGCCTGAATCGACCGAGCAAGATCGCTATTGGCGTCAATCGTGAACTTTCATCGGTTCTCCTGTCGGGGGTTACTCGGGGACAGCGGGGAGGTTGAATTGTTCCTCTGGCTGCATCCATCCGTGCCCATAAACGAACACATCGTTGTTGCGTACTTTCGGCAGCCAATCTGGGTGAAATGGGTTCCATTTCGGGTCTTCGTCCCTCATCGGTTCTCCTGTGGTTGGGGGGGTTACTCAGCTACAGCGTAACTACTGGCCGCCGAGATGCTCAGTCGCTTCATCGCATGGATTGCGGGGGGCTGAACCGACCCACTCCGCACCGTCATAAACGATCGGGAAATAGACGCGGTTTTGCGACCACGCCGTGAAGGGCTCGCCATGTGCGCGCTGCCGTAACCTCCGTCGAACTCTGCGTCGAGCGCAGCGTCATCCAGTGTGACTGCAATCAACTCCTCTCCGGGATGTTCTTGTAACTCGCTAGCGATGAGTTGCCGCCATGTAGTTGTTTCGTCTCTGCTCATGGTTCTCCTGTTGGGGTGGGGTTACTCGGGGGCAGCTAGTATCTCGGCGTTGGTGTTGACGGCTGCTACCCAGCGTAAAAGCATCGAGTGAACATCGCTCAGTAGTCCTGATGCGCGTTCGTTCATCAGGAGGGGGCTTCCGTGTTCGGTGCTACGGCGGGCCGACTCACCCAACCGTGTGTGCCCGTTGGCACAGTCCTGGAGGTATTCGAGCCAGGATGCTCCTCGGTGGCCGTTAGGCAACTCCTGACCGGTGGCCAACCCGATCAGCATCGACTTGAGTTCCTGAGAACAGAGTTGACATAAAAATAGCTCTGACCTTCCCTGGCAGTTCTGGCACTGGGTGCTCACTGCGTCTCCCAGATTCCCCACAGAATATCCGCGACCAGCACAGCGGCTAGAGGCACCAAAATCCACCAACGTGGATACAGAGCAGCGTCGGCGATGACCCCCGCTGTTCCGGTTAACCCGATGACGAGATACAGATTTGCAGCCGCTTCGTCGCTCATTGGTCCTCGATTCGGTTGAGCATGGCTTCGAGCCGCGCGATGGCCGCGGGCCAGTCGATGACGGTTCTTGGTCGTTGGTGGCGTTCCTTCGCTTCCCTAGCGGCGTTGGTTCGGGCGTTGGCTTGTTGAACCTCGGACCCCCATTGCGTGGCCCTCAGAGCCGCGGGAGCGCGTTTACGGACACGTTCCGTCATGCCGGTATCCCTGAACCGTCAGGAGGGCTGTCGGAGGCTGTGTCGGCGGCCAGAAGCGCGGCAGCAATCGCGTAGCCTTTTTCGGTGCCGAAGTAGTATCTAAGACCGGCGATTTCATCCAAGGTCGATAGGATTCTTTCCCTATCGCTCGATAGGTTTAGCACCTCCACGATGGCTATGCCAGGCAACGACAACAACACATCGGCGACGTGGTGTGCCCAATCCTCTGGGGAGTAGAAACCCACCGGCTCGTCAGTCCCGTAGACGACCGTTGAGGGCGTCCACTGGTCCCGCAGCGCGTCTGCGAGGCGTGCACGAATGTCAGTCATGCGATCACGTCCCGTCTCATCTGGCGCCGCTCCCGATCCGAATAACCACCCCATACCCCGAAGGGTTCGTTGCGGTTCAACGCGTACGCCAAACACTGCGCCCGCACCGGGCACGACCAGCAGATGCGTTTCGCATTCCTGGCGCTGTTCCCCCTCTCGGGATACCAAGTGTCGCCCGCTCCTGTTTGAGCACAAACCGCCTGCTCCACCCAGGCTTCCCGGTTAATCAAACCCTCCAACGATCCAGCAGCAGTCATGAAACTCCCTTGTGGGCTGCGGTTTTAGCTTCGAAATACTCACCGATAGCCGCGCTGGCTTCGTGTTTGTTGGTGACGCACTGCAACGCCTTCTCAGCGTCTTTCAACCGTTTGGTCCGTTTCTTCACCGGCCCCAACACCACCCCAGCAGTGAGGGACCTGACCTCGTCGGAGGCTTTGACGCTCAACAGTTCAGCGCGGCGTTCCCGCTCCTGCTCGGCCTCACGCTCATTGCGGTCCCGCCGCACCTTCCGGGAGTGGTGAATCAAATCCCCCACCTGAATCGCACGCTCACTCGGCGAGTCATAAAACGCCTGCACCCCATCCAACAAATCTGATTTCGTCAGCTTGTGGCGTTCGATCTGTTCAGCCCAGGCAGCGACCCGGGCGTCATCGGTGTGGCCGAGGCGGTCATCGAGCAGGGCGGCGAGCTGCATCGCCTGCGCGACAGCCCGAACCGTTTGCGGGGATGCGTTAATCACGGATTTCCTCCATTGCTGCGATGACACGCTCCGCTGATTCCTGGTAACCCATCGCCTTCTGGGTCGGCTTTCCTGCACCGTTGAGGTGATGACCATTACGTGCTGGCGTCGTCGCCTTCCGTAGCTCCTGCCGAATCCACCGCAACCACGTGGCATCCCAATCAGCCATCGGCTTCCCCTGCCCCTGCCAATACAGGCAAAAATCCTCATGCAGCGATTTCAGGGTTAGGTCAGACGCGGAAGGAAACTCACAACGCACCTTGGCGATGCGGTCCCCGTTCGGCATGTAGCCATCTGGGATTCGCTTACGCCTCTGGTTGGCCGGAGCAGCCTTGGCTGCGACGGGAAGATTCGGCGGGTCTCCCCCCACACCCCCCTCTACCAACGTAAGTGAATTACTTACTTGGTTAGGTGTTGGTTCTGGTGTTGGTATTGGTAGAGCGGATTCCGAGCGGACTCCGCCTGGTGTCCCGGCAGGACGCACGCTGGTGTCCCGCTGGGACATACCATGGGACACCCCTTCGCTATCAGCGGGTTTCACCTTGGAGCGGTAACGCTGCTTACGTTCCGCCTCCGCAGCCCGGTATGCATAGACTTGGGCCTTAGTGCGTTGGTACTTCGCCCAGTTCTCGAACTGCCACCCTCCTTCGACGCGTCTCCACAGTCCTGCGCCCACAAGAAGCTGCGCCATCGCGGGGGTTGAGGCGAACTCATGCAGGGCTTCTTCGGGGATGAAACCGTCCATCAATTCCTTCGCCGACCACGACCCGGCCAGCGTCCACAACCCGAGAGCGGCGCAGCGATATCTGCGGGGGATGCGCAACACGGGCTTGGAGTTAGCGAAGCCGTCATCGACGTTGAACCACGGCATCAGGCAGTGGCCCTCGCGAAATGCACTAGCCGGTTCTCCAACGGGTAGCCGCTGACAATCGTGTTGCTGCAGTCCTCCCCCGCCTTGGCGCGACATACTTCACACGACTTTTGGAGGGCGTTCTGCACCATCGCGCTCTTGCGGTCCCCGAGCTGGTCGAAGATGTTCACGCAGCCACCTCCATGAGGTTCCCCAAATCGTCCAGGAACACGTATTGGCCGCGGTACAGCACGGCTGCCTTCAAGGGGCTTTGGATCTGCAGCAGCAACACCCCCACCAACAGGGCGTCGGTGCGGTGTGCTTCAGCCCAGCGGTGACACCCAGAGCACAGCAGCAACCCGTTAGATGCCTCGTTCGTGGACTTTTGGTTTGTGCCGCCCATAGCCCGCGGCCGTCGGTGGTGAATCTCCACACCACGCGCCAGCCCGCAGTATTCGCAGTAGCCGTCGGATCTTTCGCGGATGATGCCCCGCACCTTCGGTGAGAAGCCGGTCACGCTGGCTCCTGATCGTGCATTGATGTGATGAACTCCCGGACCTGTTCCGCAGTGGCCTGCCGGGGGGGTTTTTTGTGGATGGCGAAGAACTTCGCCGAAACATCGGTGGGGTTCAAATCCAGTCCAGCGCAGGCGTCTCCGAGTTCGGCGAGGGCGTCGTCCATGTCTGTGCGTGGTGGGGGTTCGTCCTGGTGAAGATCGCCTTTGTGCCACAAATCTAAGGCAGCCCCGAACCTCATCCCAGCGTTGCGTAGCGCGTCCCCGATCGCTTCCTTGACCGCGTTAGGCCCAGTCTTGCCCTGGGAGTCTCCATAACCCAGACGGGTCATTCCATCGACGGTGAGCTTGATCCACAAACCGCCGTTACGGTCAAACGCCGGCAACCCGGATTCGTCTAGCGCCAACGGCTCCCAGAACCACCGCGGATCGACATCCAGAAGCCGGGCGGTCAACGCTGCATGCCCTACATAGTCCAGGTGGATTGTGTTCTCGACGGGGTGGTACCCCTTGCAAACATTGCATCTCTGCTTACGTGCGGTGTCCCACGCGCCCTTGAATGTTGGCTTCGGCAGCCGTGAGACCTGGCCCTCCCCGAACGGTTCCCGCAGCTTTTCCAACGGCGTCTTGTCCACCATTATTGCTCCAGTTCTTTGATGCCGTCGAGGGCTACGCGTCCACCGGAAAGGAGTTGCGCTACAACGAATGGCGCATCCTTCTCCTTACGGACACTCACATAGCAGTCACCAATCTGAAGTTCAACCCCCGGTATCAATTCCCCCAAGGTGTCTATCGGCGCGCCGTATTCCCGTGCCCGCTGCTCCAGCCCGCGTACAAATGCGGGGTTGATTTGAGAGATGATCTCAGTGGGATGATGGCCTGCAACCCAGTTAATGAACGCTCGTTCGTCGGTGACAACCAATTTGGTTCGTCCCGTTGTCATTGTGGCTTTGCCGAGGAGCTGCCCGTCCCACTGGGCGCCGACGGTGTCGCCTGGTTGAAGCTGTGCCAGTTCGGCTTTCGCCTCATCCTTACGGGCCTTCGCCGCCTGCTCAAGAACCTGGAACACGACTGCCCTGGCTGCTGCGTCACGCATCTCGTCGTTCACCGGATATCACTCTTCAGGTTCTTTGTGCGGCGCAGGGCCTCGTTGAGGCTGTGGCGGATACCGTCCAAATACATGCGGTCCTCAAGGCGGTCCACGCCTTCCTCCGTGATGTCTGCGATGAGGCAGCGGGCATCATCAACGAGGGCGCAGACCTGATCAAATCGGCTGTCGTTCATGCCACGGTCCTTCCGCTCATGGGACACGGATTACCGACCTTGTCCGCGTGTGCATGGGCTAACCCCTGAATGTCTGAGACGGCCACGAGGCGTTTGCAGATAGGGCACACCACGCGTTCCCACTTGGTCATCGGTCTCCCACGTGTTTGGCTTCGCCGCGTAGCTCAGCCGCGGACCATCCCTGCTCGTCGGGAAACTTGTAGCCGTAGAGGGCGCTGATTTCCTCGAGTGTGTCGGCGGCGGTGTGCATCCGCTCTGTGAGGGTCATCGCGTCTCCACTCTTATTCCGTTGGTTCGCCATGCGGAAAGAAGCTTCACGGCGCCCTTGACCGCGCTGTTCTGAGTTTTGTAGTGATGGCAGGACTTTGCTACGGTGGCGTTATTTGGTGCCAGAATCCAGAACATCCACGAGTCATCCATGCGCTGCTGGGTGTGGACTTTCCACGGGCGCGGCGCGCTCATCGTGTGAGTTCCGGGTACAGGAACACGCCGGCATCCACATACGCGTGAAGGAGGGAAAGATGCTGAGGACAACGGGATTCAACCGTGTGAACTACCAGTTCAGCCGCCTGCTTCACGTCGTGGCCGTTGTCGAGCAGCGACTGCATCACCTGATTCACCGAAGCGAACGTGGGGGCCTTGTCGAAAGCCGTACAGATGGAGGGGTGTTGGATGGTGGCAGCGTCAGCCTGGGCGGACAACCATCCCGAACCCCCGATGACCAGTCCGATGACCATGCCCCACAAGATGTAGCGGGTCACTTGCGGGCACCGTCGAATGCTGCGATCCGCACCAGGGCGTGGGGTGTCGCGTGTTCGAAGATCGCCCCAGCCAGCCCTTTGAGGTAGGCGAGGTCAGCGTCGAACTCGGCTTGGTCATCCACCTCCCGCACCGGGAGTACTTCGCTTGGTAAGATTTCGTGAGACATCGGGAATCCGGCCTTCCTGTTGTTGGCCCTCACCACTGCACGGTGGGGGCCGTTTCTTTTACTTGTCGGTGACTACGGCGCCAGACATGCTGTCGAGAAGTCCGACCGCCTCGCGGTAATAGGCGGCGTTGACGCAGGGCTTTCCGGCGATCCACGACTCGAGTCCCGTAGCCGCCACCGCTAGTGCGCGCACCCGATAATTGGGAGGCACCGTGTGGAACGCACGTACATGGATTGGGTGTCCCGGCTCAGCCGGGGGCGCGACTGAGCCGGGACCATCCGCCACCGAGGGAGCAGCGGAAGACTGGATAATGTTGCGGATATCCTCAACGAGCGCAATGAGGTGGTCGACGGGGTCCTGCTGCTCGGGCCACACATCCTCACGACCCACACGCCCACCCACACCGACTTCCTCTTCAGCTTCCTGGTCGGCGTCCTGCTGCGCGCCCACGTCATCCAAGGACGGTTCAGCCTCCAGCGGCCAACAGATTTGTAGGACGGTGTCGGCGTACCAAGCCATAGCTTGCAGAAGGGATTTCACGGCTTTCACCAACCTGTTCGCGTGTAGTGGGTGCGGTAGTAAGCGCATTCGGCGAGGGCGGTGTCGCGTTGGGCCTGGGTTGCGGCGAGTTCGAGAACAAGCCGGATGTTGTCGGCGCGCAGCGACTCCAAAGCCGCTAGGGCTTCGGAGCCGCCCCCGGGGTGGGACAGCGCTGGCGAGAGGGCATCAACAACCCCGGGGGCAGGTAAAGGGAAATCCGTGGACGTCAGCGGCGGATACTCGCCGCAGCCGTTGTGGTCGAAGGTCATATCCGTTGCCCTGTCTTTTCTAGATGCCCGAGTAGCCGGCCGCGCTGATCTGATGGCAGTGAGCCGAGAAAGCAAGTGGGACAAAGATGGTGGGGGAAGGCGCGTGCAAGGTAGCTGTGTCCGCAGCGATCGCAGCAACTCCCGAACCGGTTGTGGGTCATAGCATCCACTCCCACAGCAACATCACCGACAGGCCAGCCAGAGAAACGATGATCATGGCGACAGCCACACCCGTGCTCACGACCGCCCGCTTAGGACAGCTAACAATCCGTTGGTGGTGGGGGGAGAAACTAAGGTCATGACGCAGTCGTCAGACTGCGGTAGTCACGCTGCCACTGATTTACGCACGTGCGGCAGTTGCGCCGAGTGCCGTGCTTCTTCCAGATCGTGTTCTCAGGTGTGTACTCATGGCCGCGGGTACACACTGTGACGGCGCGTGCGCGCTGCATGTTCACCCGCGCGGTGACCGGCTCCAGGTGTGCAGGGTTACAGCAACGCGTATTGCGGCACAGATGGTCGATCTGTAGACCGTCAAGAATCGGGCCGATCAGCAATTCGTAGGCGAGCCGATGGGTGGACACGGAATGCCCCTGATGGCAGGTGCTCCCATATCCCTTACTGGTGACGGCGGCGGTCCATGTCCAGCAGACAGGATCAAGGCCTGGGATCAGGCACGGCTCCAGCACGATCTTGTTCTGCATGCGCTCAGGGAGCTGGCCGATCATGCCGACTCCCGTGCGCGCTGTTCCATGTACTGATCGAGGTCACTCTGCTGAATCAGATAAGCGCTGGTAGCGCCATCGCCGAGCTTGTTTGCTTTGAGTTTCCCGGCGCGGATGGCCCAGAGGATGGTGCGCTTGGGGACTCCGGTTTGGGATGCTGCTTCAGTCGCCGAGATCGGCGCAAGATTGGGCATGAGCACAAAGTAGTGCTGTTCGCGTAGTTGTGCAAGAGCCAAATACCGGCGTGTTGCTTAATTGTTCACATGGGGATAACTTGTGGATATCTTGCCAAGTTGCGCGACTGCGCATAAAGTCTGCTCATGACAACCAGTGCATATGAGGCGGGTCAGATCCCGCCAGTGCTGCTACGCCACCGCCTGCGCATAGCCCGTGAATTCGCCGGCTACGAGCAAGAGGAACTCGCCGAGCTCATAGGAGTCTCGCGCAACACCATCGGCAACGCCGAACTCGGCCGCGTCGCCCCCCGCAGGATTACCCTGCGCGCGTGGGCCTTCCACTGTTCGGTCCCGCTCAGTTGGATTGAAGGTGGCGACGCGATGCCTCACCCTCCGCAAGGGGATGCGGAGAAAGAAGCGTCCCCGTCTAATGATCGAATAATCGACATCCCGCGCCGCGCACGCATCCTCGTCATGGAGGAAGACGGCTCTCTCAACGAGGAAGCTACCCGCCAGATCGGTCCAACTGAGGGTCTAGAGAAACCTGTAATCCTTCGGTTAACAGCCGAATGCTCTGCCAGATTGAGCTACAGGGGACTGAGCGCGACTCTACCGTACGGGGTGCCTATGGCAGCGTGATGCGCCCGCTGTGAATTACAAACCTGTAATCTGTTGATTAGAGGTTGGTCCCCGAGAGGCGGGGAGGAATTACTGAACGCGAACCTGCCAAAGCGTTGTATTGGGGCTGGCAATCACCTGAATGAATGCACCATCTAAGTTACCGGAGAGTAAACATGCACCCCATGGGGCAATTACATAGTCTTTCTTACTCTCTACCATATGCTTGGGATACCGCCGTCACCGGGTGGATGACTTGGTTGATCGCCGCCGGAACATCCCAGGCGACACAGCGAACACGGCGCTCCCACGTCCGCGCAGTAGCCCGTCGCATCGGGACCGACCATCCCCGTGATGTAACGGGCGACGACCTATTGGCTGTTCTCGGGCGTCCGCAGTATTCGATTGAACACCGACGAGGTCTGCGGGCCAGCCTGGGATCATTCTACCGCTGGTGCGCCATATCCGGGGTGGTCGATGCCGACCCGACACTCACTCTCCCATCTGTGCGGGCCGCGATCGGGGCACCGCGGCCCGCGACCGATGACATGTGGCGCCAAATCCTGGCGACGGCCGACGAACGCACCCGCCTGATGGCGCGCCTAGCCTGTGAAGCAGGGTTACGCCGCGCTGAGGTCGCCTGCGTACACAGCGATGATCTGGTCAACGGCATCGACGGAGCCGAACTGATCGTCCACGGCAAAGGCAACAAACAGCGGGTCGTGCCGATCACCGTCACCCTCGCTGCCGAACTCGCCAAGGCGTCCCCGTTCGGAGGGTTTCTGTTCCCCGGCAAGATCGACGGACACATCAGCCCCGACCGGGTCGGGCACCTCGTCAGTAAGGTGATGCCGCCCGGCTGGTCGATGCATAAACTTCGGCACCGCTTCGCCACCCGAGGCTATGCGGGTACCGGGAATCTGCGAGCAGTCCAGGAAGCTCTAGGGCACGCATCGGTGGCGACGACACAGCGCTACACAGCGGTTGCTGCTAGGGAAATCCGCGCGGTAGCCGAAGCTGCAGCCAGCCACGGTGGGGCGGCGTAAAAAGGATCCGCGGCAGCACTTCTTATGCTCTGATTTATACTATAATTAGTGTGTGTTCTTTAAGGTAACGGGCGTCCGTTGCGATGTCTGCGACGAGGAAGTGCGTTGCGAAGGACGCGAGGCCACGCGGGCATGCGTTACTGCGGTGGCGCGACGCAATGGCTGGGCGATCAGCAGCGCCGGGCATTTCTGTCCTGAGCATCGTGGACGTACCCGGGGAGTTTCGTCACGTGACAGCTAAGCCACCGCAAACTGTATTATTTCTAGCTAAAGACCAGATTCCCTCCTGCCTTTGGTGCGGCCGCGAGTGCCCAAAGCTGGAGAAGACCGGGCGTCCGCGCCGATATTGCGGTCCCCCTTGTAAACAACGCGCCTACGAGTTGCGTCGGCTAGCGTCGGCTCTCGGGCTTACGCCGGAGACGCAGTGCGATGCCGTCGAGCCGTTGCGCGTTTATTGGCGCGACAAGTGGCGATGCGGGCTTTGCCATGAGAAGGTGGACCGCGCGCTGCGATACCCGAACCCTCTCTGCGCCAGCTTGGACCATGTCATCCCGCTCAGTCGCGGAGGTACCCATACCTATGCGAATGTGCAGTGTGCACATCTGCGGTGCAATGTCCTCAAAAATAACGGGGGCTCAGGAGAACAGTTGGCGATGATATGAACGCCTGCACTATGACGGTTCAGGACCGAAACGGGCGTCCAGCTCCTCGCGGATAACCCGTCGAACATCGTCCAGTGTCGCCGCTTCCACCGTTGTCCTACCGGTCACCGCGATATGGCCGGCGTCGACTTCCTTGCGTAGTTCCTTCAGCTTGCGGATGGCTTCGTTGCGGTTCTTCGAGGCAACACGCTTCTGGCGCCGCTTGCCATCCGTAGAGGGGATCTCGACTGATCCGATCCAGAGGTCGCGGTCGTGGTCCTTCCACAATCCGCCGTCACCAGGTGATCGGCGCTTAGGCATCAGTGACTTCTACGCGGATACGCTTCCCGCAACGGGGGCATTCGCCTGATGCCGTGTAACCATCGGGCGGGTCGAGAACATTGATAGCGAACATCTCGAAGCAATGCGGGCAGCACGCCGACGATTCGCCGCGGGGGTTGCTCACCGGACAAGTTCGCGAACGGCGGGCAGCTCGTATCTCCACAACTATTTCGGTGGAGATATGGATGAGGGAAACGCTAAATATCCCCAATAGCATGTAGCAAAAGACGGCATCGCTCATTGATTGCCTTACCCACCCAGCAGGTACGCGATACCGGCCAACACCGCAACAGCGCCGATCACCGCGAACGCCGCGACGGTGTACATCCAGAAGCCGAACCAATCGAACGGCGGTTTCGTGCCCGGAGGATACGCCGCCGAGACCGACATGATGTGCTTCACCTGCTCCTCGTGAGACCAGTCCTTCATCCCATAGATGTCGCTCATCTGTGTCTCCTGTGAATCGTGCCGAAGGTGAATCCACGAGTGAAGCCGCGCCAAAATGCCTGCGCTCCAACAGGCCACTCATCTACAGGCGGCAGCGTGATCCCGATGACGAGCCCCATCACGCCCATCAGCAGCATCATTCCTACCCATATCCAGTCGCTCATCGTTTGCCTACCCACTCCCTTGGCCTCGCACAATCACGCCGTGTTCTGGGCAGTAATCCCGGTGATCGCCGTGGTTGCATTCGATTACGGTCCAGCTGGCTGGCTTGGCGTTGAATGCCAGCCCCGACAGCTCTGCTGAGCAGAGCCGGAAATTCGCGTCCACATAGTCACACCGGATGGTGATCATCTCTTGCCTGCCTGTGGTTTAAGTGCGTGCATTCGTCTTTGTCGCACATCTCAAGGCCGTTGTTCCAATGCCAGAGGTCACAGCGTTCCTGCTCCTCAAGCTCTTCCTCTCGCGACCACCAGTCTCCGTCGCTCATCGTTTGCCTACCCACTTCGCTAGTCGGGCCATTGGAGCAGCCAGTAATCCTCGCCATATTCGGGAACCACCCGGGCAACCCGATATACGAGGCCGTTGGTGGTCTTCATAATTCCGCCTGCCCAGCCGCCATCCTCATGGGGCGTGAACTGGAAGAAGTTGTGTGCGTTGGAAGCAAGGACGCCGAAGACGGCATTGTCCATCCGGATCACCGGCATGTCTCGCAGCTTCTCGAGATCTTCAAGCATCACCGTTTACCTACCCACTTCCTTACAGTCACGCGGAGGTCGAATCAACTGGAACTCTGTCGCCGCGGTGGGCATGCCCGCAATCCCAGACAGGCTCTCGGCCAGACTCGAAACGAGTGCCGTTGTTGCCGCACCGCCCACACTCATAGGTGACGTCGTAACCGATGACGACAGTCTTCTGCCGACGCACATCAGGAACGTAGGGATGTGAGCACTCGAAGTCCTCGCCACGCTCCATGGCTGCCAGGTGGTTCGGGTCACGACAAGGGGCGGCATTCGGGGCCGATAGCACCGTCTTAGCCTCCACAGTTCGGGCGACCATCTGCTCCCCGCACGCAACGCACTGACCATTCTCGTTGTCGATGCGGTAGTGCTGGCAGCTCGGCGGAGGATCGCCCGGTTTGATCGTTATCCACTCGCTCATCGTTTCCCTACCCACTCTCTAACGTCACAGCGGATCGTACTTTCCGTCGACATGGTTGATGAGTACGTTAACCGCGCAGCCCATAGTGAAGAAGGCGTGCCCTTCCATGCCCTCGACCTCATTGAGGCGTTGAGCTTGGGCCAGCCAGTACCGCGCGTGCTGGACGCATGGACAGGTCTTAGTTAGCGTTTCGGATTCGCACCATTCATCCATGCTCATCTTTTCCCTACCCATTTGCGTGCGGTCATGCGATCCACACCCAACAACTCAGCGATGTCCCGTTGGGAGTAGCCGGCGTCGGCCGCTTCGACGGCCGCGGCCTTGGCGGCGTGACGCTTGGCTTCCACATCCTCGCGGGCCGTGGTGAAGGCAGCCCCCGTAGCGCGCCACCGCTCCTCGGTTGGAGTTCTCATGCGACAACACTAGCAGAAGTGGTAAAGTAATCCACATGAGTAAGAGTCAGTTTCCGGCGGCCGGGAAGAAACCGCTGTACCGAAAAGAACTCCCCGAAGTCGATGGACGCTGCACCTACTCGGGCTGCATAGTCGGGAACGACAAGGGTGAATACCGCCTCACTGGGGCCTGCTACAACTGCGGGACAGACGTGATTGGGGTGTTCACTAAGGGACATGAGAGCCCTGCCTACGGCGGTTCGGAATGCCCTTCCTGTGGATGCCGAAAGCTGCACTGGACGGGACTAGCGCGAGGACGTGCGCTGGCCGGTACTTCTACGGAGGAACAGTGAGCGAGTGGACCGGGACGGCGCGTGATGGGCTTATACCTATGGTCTGGGCAAAAAGAAACTCCGCGAATCGACCTGCAAGCACCCGCATTGCGGTGAGCAGATCTACTACTCCGACTTCACCGGGACGTGGTTGCACTGGTCAACCGCCGGTGAGGCGTGCCCGAACAACACTGTTGCTGAACCGTTAGAAGGGACGATCACATGAGCAACTGGCCTGAGATGGGGGTGCAGGGGCGGGGATCACGTTTCTCGCTGGCCGATACCTTATCGGAGCACGCAGGTCGCGTTGGCCTGGTGGTGTATACCGCTAACCCGGTGGCTGCGCCCAGCGTCACCTACGGGGGTATTCCGATGGCCTGTGTCGATACCGGTAAGCACCGAGCACCCGCCACCGAGCACCGCTACGAAATCCTCAACCCACCGTTGGGCACGCAGGTCATCAGCGGAGAGTTCTCGGAAGACGTCTATTTCAAGGTGCGCTGCCTGGTGGCCGATGCGTGGCCCGACCTTACATAAGGCGCCCTATCGGCACCCATAACCCGATGGTTAACTCAGTCTGAGAGAGGTAGGAGGAAGCGCCATGGGCACGTCATCACAGCTATGCGGGTCCCGATGGGTGGAAGACCCCGAAGGATTAGACGAGGGGCACGAATGCTCATTGCCAACGGATCACGCCGGAAGGTGCGAATGTGAGTGCGGAGAGCCGGCATGATGCTGACTTGTTGCCAATGCATTGAACCTATGCAAGACCGGGGTCAGATTTTCGTCTGCCCCGAGTGCGGCATCGCGATTAAAGTCACGCCCGACGAGGGGAGCCTGCCACTCGCGCGAAACGCCAACGCAGACAGGTTAGCGAGCAAGCTGCGTTCCCTTGTGGCATTAGACAGACCTGTACCCGCACCACCGCCCACTGATCCCGGCGCCGGATGGGACGACCTGGCACCCCCGATGGCTGAGGTCCCTAGAGAGGCAAAACATAAACGAGAAACCTGACAGCAGGTGTGACGAGCAAGAAATTGACCGCCAGGAGTACAACTGCGCCGTATCGAACGGTCTAATCGTCAAGGCCCGCAGCATCGACCGCCGCATGAAGGCGCGATGTGACTGCTCGCCATTGAATCGGGAATCGTGCGCCGTCTATGGGTTGACATGAGTCTCATCGGCTTCAAAGCGCAGAACCACCCGCAGCAGCAAGTCAGCGACGAGGTGGATGACCGTGGCACGACCGCTGAGGATTTCGCATGGTTCGACACGCTCGGACCGTTCACGCTGGATGTCGCTGCCGCACCACACAATGCGAAGTGCGCCAAGTTCTTCACAATCCGCGACGATGGTCTGCGGCAATCATGGGCAGGCGAGCGAGTGTGGTGCAACCCGCCGTATTCCAACATCGGGGCATGGACACAGAAGGCTTGGGACGAGTACCCACAGACGGACGGTATCGCCATGCTGTTACCCGCGAACCGCTGTGAGCAGTCCTGGTGGCAGCGCTGGGTAGAGCCACGACGGGATCAGGAGGACTCACCGCTATGCGTGACGTTTCTACCGGGCCGCATGAGGTTCATTCGTGAAGGCGCAATAGGTGTAGGACCGAATGAGCGGCCCCCGTTCGGATGCTGCTTGCTGACATGGGGCCTCGGACGATTGGGCCGAAAACCGGAGCCGAGGCTGTTTGATGTCTAAACGTCGTAGTCCTGGTGATGGGTAGAGAGAGGAAAACATGGATCGGGTGTTGTCAGTGACTAACCGCAATATTATCGGTAGGAGAATGAGCCAGTGACCCACTACTACACGCGCCGCGACAAGGGCGAGCTGAACGGCCCATTTCCCAGCTACAGCACGGCAATGGACGACCACACCGCTGTGCTGATGCGGATACCGCCAGGCGCTCCGAAGCCAGGGCATTTGCAGACGTTTGTCGACCTGGCGACCGTCGTCGCTAACGAGTCCACCATGCTCGAAATGCTGCACGACAACCCGGTGCTAGCCGCGATATTCACGACGGGCAGGCGCATGGGCAGGGACGAGACCGAACGCCGTGCTAGGACGACATAAGGCTGTGTTATCAGCCTCCGCTGGGATGCCTGCCGGGTATCACCTTACGGACAACCCCATACTCGGGCTCGCTCCTGACCTTGCCTTGGTTGCTGCGGAGTCCGGTGACAGGCATGAATGGGACAGCGGGGATGGCGGCTTTGGGGTTGGTGACTTTGGCGAATACCGGCGACGCCGCGGGTTCTGGCTGCGGTAATGATCTAGCCCATGACGGTGGGACCGTTAATCCCCCGATCCGGCCGGCCGCACCGCGTGCTGCAGACACAGCAGCGGGTGCTTTCACAGATGATGGGCTTGGTGCAGCCACGATTGGGGCACCGAACGCTTCGGCTGCGGCGCCTTCGGCGGCAAGTTCGCTGGTTTTCTCCGCGGTGATCCCGTTGAACAGCACCAGGAACGCCAACGGAATGTCCTGGAATGCCCCCGACGACAGGAATGCTTCCGCATAGGAGTTGAACAAATCAGAGGACGCCACAGTAGCCGCAGGAGCAGTGCTTCCGCTGGTGGTTTGCGGGGCCTGCGTGAACTTCGGTAGACCCGATGATGCTGTGCCTGAGGCTGCGCTGTAGGCGTACATGGCGGTGGCGTCTTGCGCCCACATCTCCGCGTACGCGGCTTCCACAGCCGCGATCAAAGCAGTGTTCTGCCCCAACAAGTTGGTGACAATCAGTGTTGTCAACTGGGTTCGGTTCGCTGCTACTACTTGGGGCGGGACAGTCGCGGTATAGGCCGTGGTGAACGCGCCCACCGCAGCGTTCGCCTGCACCGCCGACTGCCCCGCCAGCTCACTGGTCGACTGAAGCCACCCCAGGAACGGGTGCGCGGCCGCCGTCATCGCCGCCGCGCTCGCCCCCTGCCACACCCCACCCAAGGCTGTAACGGCAGAACCATACTCGGTAGCCGCGGTGGAGAGTTCTTGAGACAACATGCTCCACGCGTTCGCCGCCTCAGTTAGTGATGCCGCTCCGGGTCCGGCGTACATGCGGGCGCTGTTGATTTCTGGAGGAATGGCCGCGAAATCCACCGGCCCTCCTGCTATCGTCTATGTCAGCGTGGACCTATCAACGGGCTGGACGTCCAGGACTGTGCAAGTGATGCCAGCGGGGGAACAGGCGCGAAGAATTGGACACGAGCCAGTAAGAGCTTTGGGCTCTCAGCTGGCCGCGAGACGAATTACGAGTCCGACGGGCGATGCCGAAGCCCTCCAGCCCGTTGATAGGTCCACGCCCCTCTCTGGTGAGAGCGCCCCGAAGTCCATCGCGCCTCCCTCCACGCGCGGGCGCCCGCGAACAACAAATGGATGGGGTCATATTCCGGCCTGAGAACGTTGCAGACATGCCCCGCCAGAGCTGCGGCCACGGCCCGGGTGATCCAGGGATGGGACAGCATGTACCGGTCGGCGCCCTCAGATAGGGTCTGACCGGGTGCAGCCAGCAAGTCGTAGGCCACCACACCGATCCCAATCGAAATCCACGCCCGGTCAGCGGGGCGAAGCATTTAACGTGTCCCTGGCCCGTTTGATGATCGCCCGCGACGCTTTCCGCACCTCCACCGGATCCGTGTCGGGAAGGGTGAACATGGGTAGGATCTGGTCCTCGAAATCCTCCAACAGCATGTACACCACGGAGCGGGTTTTTTCCAGCTCGTGGCGGCATTCGTTGCATTCCGCACGCGCCTTGGACGCTTCCTCATTCGCTATGTCGTAATGGTGGCGTGACTCCCGATACCACGTCCTAGAGTCCTCATGCTCACGATCTTTGGTGGCTTGGTCTTTTTTCTGCTTGTTGTTCAGCCACAGCTGCAGCGCCCCCCAACCCCCGGGGCCGGTGATCAGGGCCACAATAATCGGCAGCAGCAACTCGTGACTCACAGCCGGCCCTTACGGGCGCGGTCAAACAAGTCAGCGCTGTAGGCGAACTTGTGGGCACCCAGATACAGCATGAACGGGGCCTCCATCAAACCCTGATGCCCCACCAGCCCTGCTGCGCCCAGGGTTAAACCCGAAGTCCAAAACACAAACCCGGAACAAAAAAACAGGGTCCCCAACAGACGGCCCGACAGTTTGCCTGCCTGCCTGGAGCGCCACAACGTCAACACCTGCCAGGTGCCGAGCATCATGCAGCACAATCCCATCCAAAACCCGTCCTGCGGGAACTGTTTGAAGAAATGCCACGACGGCCCGAACCAATCCCGGGGCGCTACAGCCAACACAACACCCAACAGGATGGTCCACAGGGAAAACGCCCAGTACACCCCTACAGGTTCAGTGTTTTCAGGTGTGGTCATACAGCTAGAACTGCCGAATCAGCCACACCACGAGCGCGCTGCCGAACCATGCTGTCATCCCTGTCGCAGCTGCGATCGCCAACCAATACATGGGCTTTTCCCAACGCCTCACGGGGATTCCGCGTGATGCTCGGTCACCAGGGGTGAGCCCTTCTGCCCGACCTGGCTGGAGGACAGCGACGTCACCAACGACAGCAACGCCGACGACAGGGCCAGGCCGCCGATAGTGTGCCAGTTCAAATGCCACGCATCGACCAGGGAGCCACCCATCCCTGCCACCGCGCCGATAGCGGCGCCCCTTACGACAAGCTCAGCAGTGGACTTCCAGTAGGCCACCGTCCAGATGGTCATAGTTCGTTCAGGACATCCTGCGCGAACGTCAACGCCTTCTGCAGATCCGCGATGCCTGTTTTCACGGTCGCCGGCAACGGCAGCGCGGCCTCATACTTTTCCACGACCGCCAGCACGTCGGCCACCTTCGCCAAATCGGCTTCAACCTCGGCCTTCGACGGAAGTGAGCTCAAAGAAAACGACATGTTGTTCCTTTCATCGGGTTTCATGCTGAAAATTTCGCCGCACAACCCGCACAACGTCACCCAGTAGGTGCCGTTGAAGATGGTGTCGCGGCAGCGGACCGGATGGGTGCAGCGGCGGTGCCAGAACATCAACCGACGTCCCGATTGCGGTTCAGTAGCCGGGGCTGTGTGGTAACGAATTACCTAATGCCAGCGCATCATTGATCGCCGCGTCCATGCCCTGGGTGTACTGGTAGTGGCCAGCGTTGTTGCCGGCGGCGAAGAACTCAGCAGTGTTCACAAGGGCTTCGATATCTCCGACCGGTTTTACGAGTAACTTTGCCAAAGACACGATGTCGGCGAAATCTGGCTGCATGATGAGCTGGAAGAACATGTACTCAACGCTGCCCACCGACGGCAATGATGTCCACGGCGTATCGCCGCACGGCGCGTCGGCGTAGAGGTCGTTCTGGTTGACGAAGCTGTTGACGAGGTACTTGCCGTCCGGTGCAAGCAGATTCGCTTGCTCCACGGTGTAGTCCAGTGGTCCGCCGATGCCGCCGGTAGTTTGTCCGTCGAGCTTGGGTGGCATCGGCATACCGGCCATCTCGTTGCCATGTGCGATACCGGGGCAGCGGAATACGTCTCCGAACAGATACAGCCGGTAGATATAGGGCAGCAGGTAGTGCAGCGTCCCAGAGGTAGGCAGGATGTCCTGGAAGAATGTTTGGCACCACACCATCGCGCCCTGCGACCACGCCGAGCCGAGGATAACCATCCCGTCGTAGCTGCCGTGCTGCTTGTAATAGTTTGTGGCGTAATTACCGAGTTGCACATTGAGATTCGCGCGCCCGGTCTGCACCGAAGGCCACATAGGTGCGGTCACCGCCGGATACCCGACCCCCGGTGATGCCCACAAGCCGTCCTGCACGTTGGCCAAACCGCCGACCACACCGGAAGCGAAGCCGCACCAATACCCGTTACCGTCATCGGTGATGAAACTTGGAGGGGCAGGAGCGCCTGGATAGACGGTTCCTTCGACAGCGAAGATAGCACCCGCCGGGGCATACGCCAGTCCGTTGAGGTGGGCGCGGACGTTGACGAAGAGGCTTGAGGTCATGCCGCCGGCTTGGGGGGGGCAGGGGTGACTGAGTTGACCTCACCGTTGTTGATCGTCAAGTCCTGTGCCAAAACCCATTTTAGGATCGTCTGCACGGCGTCCCAGATGTCGTAGCTGTTGCCGTCCGCATGGGTGTGGGTGCGGGTGAGGATCTTCGCCATTGTGGTGATCTGGTCGTACCTTGAGGCCGAGGTGTTTGCGCTTTCTTTGTAGGCGTAATCCTTCGACAGTCCGAGGAGGTTGGCGTTGTACAGCATCGCCACCAAGGCTTCGGGAAGTGCTCCGGATGCTCCTGCACCGTTCATGAGATTGTCGACGTTTTGATCGGCGGTCATTTTGCTCCTTAGAAGATGTTTCCGGTGAATAGTGCGTTGAGGTTCGGGCCGACACCGAGGTATGCGTTGCAGTCAACGCTGATTCCCCCAATGAGGGCCTGATCGGTGAACTGCCAGACAGTCGGGGCGCAACCCCCGTAGGACACCCAGCCGGGACCAGAAGGCCCGGTGTAGATGTGCTGCGGAATCCCCGTCCCGCCTGGATAGTTGGAGGACACCAGACTGATTTGGTTGCCGGTCAAATAGGATAGGTCGGGTTGCCCGATCTGTCCCCAATACCAGTTCGGAATGTAGGCCATGGATACGGATATGCCGTGGTTGTTGAAGGCGTTCACCACGTTCCAGAACTGGGAGATGTTCCCGGCGCCTTGCTCGAAGTCCAGCATGGCCCACTGGCCGCCGTTGTTGGCGGCGAAGTTCGCGGCCTGGCTGTCGGGGTCGGACTGATCCACATAGTGGTAGCCAAGCCATGACATGTCGTTGGTTTCGCACCACTGCCGGAAGGCCGGCCAGTAGGGGTCTTTGAAGTCAGAGCCTTGGGTGACCTTGTGTTGAATCCCTGCCATGCCAGCTTGTTTCGCGGTGGCAAGGAAATTGAGGAGGGTTTGTTTCCCGGCGTCACTGTAGGGTTCGCCCCAGTTGACGTTCGACACATCCGGGTAGAACAGCGGAGTTATGTTGGCGTCGTTGACAAGTGGCCCCGGCAGGTAATAGTGATCGGTCCATAGGGGGGCGTCGGTAGCGTAGGCGCCGGTGCCGTTGGTGCAGGAACCGTAATCGCCGTTGGATTCGATCAGGGTGCCTTGCAGGGAGCAGTTGGTGTGGGAGTCTTCCCCACCCCCACCGTGCATGATGTCGATCGTCAAAGCGGCATCGGCGGGGATGTCTGCGAGGTTTGCGACGGCGATAGTCCCGTACGGGCCAACAGTTCCCGGGGCGGCAGGGCAATTGGTGTTGTAGTCGTAATACCAGGATTCGGTGGACACGTTGTGCGCCCACGACATGTGCGCGGGGCCTTTAGTTAATGCTTCCAACACCCAGCCGACGACGCCGGAGCAGTCCGCTCCCTCCGTCAAATCAGTAGGAGAATAAACACCCCCATACACGTAGGGGTCGTCCAACCGTGCTTTGGCGTTCGCCAAGACCCAGTCGGCGCTGCTTTGTAGAATCATTGTTTACTGCTTTCTCACAGCCGGTCCCAGGAGTTGCGTTGCCGCACCAACCTGACCGCCATCCCCGACGGAATATGCGGGCACGACAGGAAGTGGCGTTTCAGGTCGGCGAACTGGGCCGCCAGCCACGCCTTCGCATCATCAGACAACTCGTCGCGCAGCGGATTGGGCATCAGGCGTCCTCGTCGGGCCAGTCGAAGCCGGTGTCCACCGTGGCGAGCAGCAACACACCCAGCTCTGCGACACCGAACAACGCCAAGACACCGAGACTGAAGTTGATGACGTAATGCAGGACTGTGCTCATCGCTTGGCCTTTGCGATCATGTTCGCGTGGATACAATCGATGCGGGCGCGGGCTTCAGCGCACACGTATGGGTCGGCGATAACCGTTAACTGATTGTCCTGCTTGGTTTCTGCCCCGATGGACCAGTTGGTTGAGCCAGTGACGAGGAAGACGCCGTCGATGATGCATTCCTTCATATGCATGATGGCGCCGTGCTCACTGCGCCCGGTCGCCACCGACGACGCGGGATACTTTTCCTGCGTCAGGATCTGGCGTTCATGCACTCCTCCCGCTTGTGAAGAATCCAGGGTGAGTTGTACGTAGCAATGTTCCTGGATCAGCTTGGACCGCAATATGTCCGCGAGTTCCGGGTCGTCGAATCCGTACATCGCCACCACCAACGACTTTGTTGCCGAGCCCAACAGGTATTTCAGTGCGCCGTGAACATCGTCTACGGGCGAGTAGAACGATCTGTGCGTGGACGGGTAGCCGGGAGGGAACGGCTGATATTTGAATCGGTCCAACACGTCGAGGCGGTGCAGCGCGTGCGCGGTGCTCATGTGTAACTCGGTGTGGCTATGGTGACGGGCCTGTTGTAGGCGGATTCGATGGTCGGCCGGAGGTCTTCGTCCAGTGTTGTTATCGGTGCAACCCACTGGCTGCCCAGCAGCGGGACGGGTTCCGTCATCGAAAAAATGTAAGTAATGTTGCCGGGTGATCCGCCGACAGTCGGTGTGTAGGAAACGTTCCCGGGGGCGCTGGGGTCGATGGACACGTTTTGATAGTTGGGGTGGACCGAGTTTTGGCCCGCCAGGGCGTTGAAGTCCGCGTCCACGTTGAAGGTTCCGGTCGGCCAGTCCGCCCAGCCGTCATACTGTCTCACCACATCGGTGACGGTGTAGGGGGTGTTGTCGGGGGCTGTCACACCGGTGCCGAACCAGTTGGCCCACTCCGCCCCGCCTTCCGGTCCGAGCGCGCCGCCGTATTTGTGCACGGAGTTGCCGATAAACACGAACGACAAATCCGCGGGTTCGATGCTCGTCGTGCCGAGGGGGCCATCAACATAGTTGGCGAGCCAATACGAGCCGACGACCGCCCCCAACGAGTGCCCGAACACCACCATCTGCCCGGTCCCGGAGGTGAGGAACGCATTCAACATCGCTGCGCCCTGTTGCACCGTGTTCACAAACAGGCCCATGTTGTCGTAAGGGACTTGTATTGCGGTGTTGTCGTCGGTGATCTTGCCGCCGAGCATGGTGGGCATGTAGTTGTTGAGGCCGGAGAATGCGCCGCCCAGCATGTACACCGTGGACATTTGTTAGGACGCGGTGGTGATAGAGACGCTGAGGCTGGACAGTTGCAGGATGTTCCCCGACGCCCAGGCCTGGGAGCTGGTCAACTGTCCGGAGCACAGGAAGGTGCCGGAGGTGGATGCTGACCAGATGGAGATGGCGGTGATGGTTTCGGAGGTGCCACCGTTGGTCCATTGCGGGTTGGAGGTGGTCATGGTGACGGTGCCGCCCGATGCTGTGCCGAAAGCCGCCAGGACTCGGGTTGTTGATCCGGCGGAAATGGCTGTGGTGCCGGCGGTTCCGGGGTCAGCGGTGTGGAGTTGGAGGTAGACGTTGCCTGAGGTGGTGTAGGCGTTTGTTGCGATGGTGGTGCCGTTTAACACGTTGAGTAGAGCGTTGGCGAGGGTTGAGGAGAAGCTGTAGGCGGCCACTAGTTGTTTTCCTGTTCTTCGGGGTTGGCGTCTTCTGCGGTGATGACCACAGCGGTTGCTGTGACTTCGGCGTTGATGAGAACTGGTTGCACGAGGGGCCTTTCGGGCATAAAGAAACCCCACCGAACACGGTGGGGTTAGAGGGGGTTAAGTGTTATCCGCTGTAGAGGGAGGCGAAACTTGCTTGGGGGCAGACGTTTACGATCGAGTTGTTGGTGAGGATGATCCAGTCGCCGATTTTCGCGGACTGGCTGGTGTTTACCTGACTGTTGTTGACCAGCAGGTTCCAGGTGACGGTGCCGTTTAGATTCTGGGAGTTGACCGTCCCACCGTAGGCTGTGCTATTCAAACCGCCGCCGGGGCTGATGTATTGCAGGGCGGTGAGCATGTCTGCGGGTGCCTGAATTTGGAAGCCCTGGATGGTCGCGGTGATCGGTGTCAGGGTGACCAGTGTTGACATTCGCCGTATTCCTTGTCTGTGGGTTTGGATGGTTTAGGACAGGACGACGGCGAGCGCAATGTCGTACGCCCCGGAGCCGGAATCTGTTTCGGTGAACGTTGTTGAAGCGGTCGCGGTGGACAGGGTCATAGATCCGTCGCTGGCCAGCCAGCGTCCAGTCCCCCCGCTGTAGGAGGTGATCCCAGACCCTACGAATAAAGTCCCGACGTAGTCGTTGAAGGATTGGGCGATGATCTGGCCGCTGGTGCAACTAGCCGACTGTGATGCGGATGCGGATACGCCGGCAGGGGTTCCGACTGTGGTCACAGACGTGAACGAGACAGAGTTAGCGCCGAGGATGCTGCCGCCGCCAGCCGCTGTCGCAACGACGGTTTTCGCCCCACCCGATGCGTTGGCGAGCTTGAACAGATAGAGCGCGGAAATACCGGATCCGTCGTTGGCTGGGCTGCCGACCTGCGTCATAGCTGTCCCGCCGTAGGTGACGGTCGGTGCGGCGCCCTGGTCGGCGGTGACAAACGCCAACACCCCAGCACCCGTTGCGGCGGTGTGCGACCAGCTTCCGCTGCCTATGCCGGGGCTGCCTAAGAATCCTGCCCCGGTGGCGTCATAAGACGGTCCGCTTGGCGGTACGGTTACGGTCGCAGCCACCGATACCGTCGGGCTGACGGTCACCGAAATGCTTGCGCGCTTACCGAGTTTCGCCGCCGTGGTCACCGTCGGGGTGATGGTCACGGCGACTGGGCCGTGCTTGACGGTCACCCCGGCCACAGCCACCGAAGGTGTGACCGTGACAGCTACGTTGGCGGGTTTGATCACACGTCCGACCACACTCACCGACGGTGTGACTGTGACTGCGGCTGCGGTGGCGGCCTTCGCGGATGCGGACACCGCTGGGGTGATTGTTGCGGAGGCCGTGATGTTCTCGATGGTCGCGGCCGCCGCCGTCACAGCCGGGGTTACCGTGACGGCTGCGGTGACGATGCCTTCCTCAACAACCGTCCCGACCGCTGTCGCAGAAGGTGTGACCTGTGCGGATGCTGTGACATCCTTGATCGCCGAGCCCGCGACGGATACAGACGGAGTAACCGTGATGCCCGCGCCGGCGATGACACCGGCAGCGGTAGTGATATTGGGGATGACCGCGACAGTTACGGCTGCTGGTTTCAACACGGTCGCCGCCGCGGAAACTGTTGGAGTGACTGTCACAAGGGTGCTGGTGTCGTCGGCGGTGGCGCAAGAAACCGACGGAGTAATCGTGATAGCGGATGCGATGTCGGTGACAGCGTTCGCTGCTACACCCACGGACGGGGCGACATCGACTGCTGCGTCCGCATGCTTGGTGACCACCCCGGCCGCCGTAACAATCGGGGTTACGGCGATAGGCACCCCGGACTCCCGGAACACCACAGCAGACGCCGAAACGATGGGGGTGGCCACCAGCAACGCCACCGACCCAGCCACATGCCCGGTACTCGCCGATACCATGGGTGTGACAGTGATATGCGCGGAAGCATTCAGTTCGGCCCACCAGCCGGTGATCGGCAAGGGGAGGGTGTCAGTGGTCCACCAGCCGGTAGCCGTCATTCCATGCCCTTTCGGCTACTAGATGGTGAATAATCCCCGGCTATGGCCCGCCCAAGCAGGGTGAATGACCCCGTCCACGTGCGGACAGGCACGGTGTGGCTGCCGAAATACCCGCACATGGACAAACAAGTCCCAGTCCGGGTGTTGGAGCGGGTGGACCGCCCCAACGGAACAAACTTCGTCGTCAAATCCTTGGAAGACGGTCAGATCAACCGCACCCGGCTACTCAGCTACAAATACCTACTAGCCAAATATGAACAGGCGTTATGACTGGCGGAACACAACCCACGCGCCGCCGGCAGCGCCGGGCGCGGCCCCGTAGGACGGTGAACCGAACGTGTTCGGCGCACCCCCGGCCCCGATAGTGATTGAGACTGACGTTTCGCCTGCCAGGGTGTAGGTGTCGGCGTTCCAGTTGCCGCCGTCCCCGCCCCAACCAACAAGGCCGGAGTAGTAGCCTGCGCCGCCTCCGCCGCCGGGGGATGCCCCGTCGTAGGCGTACCGGACTTCGGTGCCACCGAAGTAGGTTGTGCCTAGGTAGGTTTTGTTTCCTGGTGTTTGACCGTAAGAGTTTGCGAGGGTTGTTGTTCCGCCTGGGCCGCCCACGCCGCCGGTCGCGGTGATCGTGCTGGAACCGACCGTGACGGTGCTACTAGCTCCGTTGCTGCCCGCACCGTTGATTCCGCCACCACCACCACCACCCCCACCGAGGGGGATGCGGTCCACATACTTCACCCAGGACGGGATGGTGAGGGTGTATGTGCCAGCGGTGTTGTAGACGTGGGTTTCGGGCGCGAACACCGGATTGGTAGATCCCCCGGCTGATGAAAGCCCAAACAGGGGAACAGTGGTGCTAGCTGCGGGCGTGAATGTGGATGGCGGTGTCGCTGATACGGTTCCAATGAGGGAGACCCCGACGGCTGACCAAAACGTGCCCGCAGTCGCCGAGAAGTTGACCGTGCTGGCACCCGCCGCGTCCCCGAAAACGCCGTAAGATGCCCAGCTGGAACCTCCATTCCAGCGAGTCGTCTTGTTAAAAGCTGTCAACGCCCCACCGGATGTAATGTCAAAAATCGCCGCCGCCGCAAGCTGGTCACTGGTAGAAGAAACCGCCACCGAGGCCGTCCCCGCTGGCCCTGAATTGGTGGTCGCCGTCCCGAAAGATGTAACACCGCTATAAGAGTCCGAATTACCGGTCACGGCACCACTTGCGCTGAGAGTGACGGTGACAGTCTGTGTTCCGGTTGTGGGATTCAGCAACCCGTAAATATAGGTGGTTTCACCACCCGAGGGCATTATTTTTGAACCCAGGAGTGTGGCCGCGACCCCACCAACCTTGACGCTGCTCACTGCCTGAGTGGCGGCGAATTCAATGAGAATTCCCGTCGCCGAAGAACCGAGAACATGTGACCATGAGAAACTTGTGGCGTTCGATGTAGGGAAACTTCCTGCCCCGGTAGCGTCATGCGTCGGTGGGCTACTCCGCGATCCCCCGACCGCGCCCGGACCGGTAATGCTGTTGGTGGGCGCCCATGTCGGCGACAAACCCATCATCATCAAACTGCCTGTGCCGGTGACCATAACCTCGATCGCATACATCGCAGCCGGGGTGACGGCCAGCGCCGACGCGAAATCGTCGTAGATCAAATTCTCCAAGGTGCCGATCTCGGAGACAATATTCGACCCGGCAACAACATTCGTACACAACCCAGAAGAATCGACCGCATAAACGTTGATGTAAACCCCGGTGAGGGTGCCGACCGTTTCAGCAACGAACAACACCGACAACTTATCCACATTATCCGAGGTGGTGACATACCCGATTACCGAACTCGACTGTGTGACAGTGATTGTCGGCATTGACGACAGGTTGTACGTGGACCCCGCGTGGAACGTTACGTCTGCCGTCACATCCCCGAACGCTGCGTAGGCGGCTTTCGCCGCCGTCTGCTGCGCCTGAACCATCGCCGCTGTCTGTGCTGTTGTTAACGCTGTACTCGTGGCCTGCGCGTGCCCCTGGACTGCCCCCGTCACATCCGAGAGTGAATTACCGCTGCCCGCAACGCCGGTCAAGCCAAGCGCAGTCGCGATAGTGTTGGCCCAGTTGTCCCACGTGTTCTGGATCGTTGTCGCAATATCGGTGATGCCCTGTACCCCGGGGACCACGCCGATGGACAACTGGTTATCGCTAGTCGGGGTTGACGTACCGAACAGCCAGCCCCACGTGTTCGTGACGTTCGTCGAAGTCGACGCCACGTCCGCGCCGAGGTTCGCCCCTCCCAACACATCCTCGACGCTGGCCGCTAAAACTTTGGTGCTACTCGTCGGTGTGGGAGTACCGGTCAGCCAATCCCACACATCCGTCAAACCAGTAATAGCGGACTGCTCGATGTCGCCGATGATGTTGGCGGCCTGCGTCTCAATCGCATTCAACGGGTTGATGATGTCGTTGACGACTGTTGTCCACACCGAATCAATTGCGGTGGCCCCACCAACATCAGCCGGGGTTAACCCGAACAAGGCTAGGAGGTTTGTTACACCGGCTTGGAATTCGCCCACCGTCCCGCCCGGCGCGAACGAATCGATGATGCTGTTGGTGTCAGCCTTCAAATCCGCGAGGAACCCACCCGAAACGTCGGCGGAGCAGTCATCGAACCACACACTGCCGGCGGTGGCATCGGCGGTCACCACGAGCCGCAACTGAACAGCGTCCACACCGGATGATGGGACCGTGTATGTGCCGGTCAGCTCCGTCCACGACCCAGACGCGCCCGGAGACGCGACCTGCGCAACCTCAAACGGTGTACCAGCCACCAACTCAGTACCCGACGTCGAGTACGGGATGAGCTGCAACTGAATCTGATCCGACCCCGTGGTGGCCAGTCCCGACCACGACACCCACGCCGTCGCGGTGACAACTTGGGCGGGTTGCACCGCCCCCGGAATGCCCCGCAAACCCTGCAACGTGCCGTCGGCGACACACTTCGCGCTACCTGAACCTGTTGTGCCTGTGTGATCCTCGGTGCCGTCCCACGACCACTGACCGCCCGCAGACACCGACGCCGCATCGGGGAAATCCCACACCGGCTGCAACGACTGCACAACATCCACCACAGCCGGGGCTGGGATCGCACCCACCAAACCGAGACTCGTACTCGTCCCGAAGATGGCCTGCACCAAATCGGTGTAGGCCGCCGACAAATCCGACCAGTCACCAGTCGCCAGGAAATCCTCAAGCAGCGTCAGAGCATTATTGGCTGCGCTGCCAACACCCTGCAGCCACGCCACCGCCGACGCAACATCCGCATCAACGTCCTGAACAATGCCGTTAAGGAACTGCTGAAAATTCAGCCACGACTGCTGAAGCAAAGCCTGCAGCTGGTTGAACTGGCCCTGCAACCACTGCAACGCAAGCGTTACGTCCGCATCAGCCTCTTGGGCCAGCCCGTTGAAAAAGTTCTGCAGATTCAACCACGACTGCTGCAACGATGCGGAAATGCTGTTGAAGAAAGCTTGAGCATCGGCCAGCCAATCCACCAAATCCAGGCCGGTGGCCTGGTCGATCGCCGCCAAAACGTTGTCGAGGAAAAGCTTCTCAGCCGCCGCTAGTGCAGCGGGAATCTGATCCTTCAGGTTATTGATCTGCGCCGCAGTAACCGAAATCTGGTTGTTCGGGTCGTTAGTGACCTGAAGGTTCTGCGAGAACAGATCAATCTGGCGGGGCATGAAAAGCTATACGACGCTGGCAGATGGGGTGATCGTCACCGGACCCTGCGCGGAGTTCGTGATCGGCGTCGACAGAACACACCAGTCCACCATGTTGTTACCGCTGGACGCCGAGCACACAATCAGATACGGGTAGGTGCCGGCGGGCAGATTGATCGTCACCTGCGACCCCGTCGCCGACCCGTTGGAGTTGGCTGTCCAGGTGGTGGCTTGCCGCGCATACGCCGGACTTCCACCCGTGGCCTCATTCAACACCGTTGAGGTGCTTCCGGGAGGCCCTGTGCACAACCCGATGTAGTCACCCAACGCGGTGAAGTCGTTGCAAATGTTTTGCGCGGTCGTTAACTGATTCACACCCAATACCCTTCTAGAAGCTCCATGTCGCGGACAAAGTGACCCGACCGCCGAACGTCCCGAAATACGCTGTCGGCAAAGCCCTCTCAGTACCCACCGGGAGTGCGAGCATCCCCAGCTGTGCGTTGGCCGGTGCGAAGCTGTAGGCCGTCGCCAACCCCGTGTTCAACAAGTTCACGTACACGGTGGTGTTCGCCCCGGCCGCGGTCTGCGCGTAACCGTTCGTGGGGGACATCGCCGTCGACGGGGCACCCTTCGACGACGTGTGGGGAACGATCGTGATCGACCCGGAGGTGTTCGCATTGCCGTACGCCACTATCGGGCCGCTGCCGGGGTCCCCGATGCGCACCTCAACACTCAACAACGGTGTGAACGACAAGTCGATGCCGGTGATATCGATCTGGCCGGTGATCCACGGCTGCCACGCCCACTGCTGCGTGGGGGCCTGCCACGTGCAAATCGTCTGCGAACCGCCCGTAATCCCCGAATAGGATTGGAACGCGGACTCCGGGATCGTGTACGGGCGGGGCATGATGTCCCCGATGTCCATGGGCTGAAAGATCGGCGCCCCACCCGACGTATAGGCCCCATTAAATCCCAGTACTTGCCCGACCGTCGGGGGGGTGGATAGGTTCACGTCCGGGCATTGCGCCAACGCCGACGCCGGCCCCTGCGGCCCCGTAGGCACGGCAAGGTTCAGCTGCCACTGCGGATTCGACGTCGGACCAGACACCGTCACAAACGAGTTCAGATCGGAGTCGATCAAATCCACAACAGGGGTGATCACCGGATACGGCCCCGGCGGACCCTGAGAACCCATGGGAAGTTCCCGGTATTCGGTGCCGTACCAAATGTAAGCCGAGGTGGAGACGACGTTTCCGTTGCTGTCAGTGTTAGCGAAAATCCAATACTTCCCGATATCCGCAGACGTGTCAGTCAGATTGTCCGGCAAATCGCTTGGGGCGGCCAGGCTGTCATTCTGAAACATCAACGCGAACTGCGGACTACCCTGCGGGCCCTGCGGACCCTGCAACACCGGAACCGTCAAAACACCCTGATCACCGAACATCTCCAACGTCGCCGCGAACATGTTCGGGGTCGTCGGATCGGTCGCCACACCCAGAAGATGCACATTCGCCAGAATGGAACCCAAAGGGACGGTGTCACCGACACTCAACATTTGCACGACAGACGAAGTCACGGAACTCCTTCAATATGGTCTACATAGTTGATTTCCGGCTTCACATGCCAGACAGACTGTTTCACTTCGCCGTCACGCGGGCCTTCAACCGAACTCCACTGCGGGGACCGAAGCCACTGCACATACAGCGCTTTCGCCGCGTCCTGCATCTCCTGCACATGCGGCTGCGCAGCCTTGCAGTCCCGAATGAACTGGCCCAGGGCCGCTTGCTGTTCAGGGGTCAGTTTCGAAACATCAACGCGCTTAACAGGTTTCGTCATAATCTACCCGAAAAGGGTACCTTCCCCAAGTAAACCGGCGAACATTCCGTAGAAGGCGTTCAGTGATCGCATGGTTCGTGCGACAGGGTCTTGTTTATCCCTATCGTCTCCGACCGAAAGTGTGCACAGGACGGGGTTTTGGCGGTCCCAGGTGCGTTTGATGGCAGTGAGTTGGTCGACGTAGATGACGCCGTCATACTCCCAGCCAGCCCGCTCCCCCAGGCGGACATCAACATCCAACACCCAGGGGAAACCTGAAATGACTTGCGCTTGAAAGCCGTAGTAGGCGCGGGTGTTGAAGTCCGCTTGGCGGAGGGTGATGATCCCGGCGAGGGTGTAGGCGGTTTGGGTGCCGCGCTCAAAGTGTTCTTGGTAGGCGAGGTCGCCGGTCCAGGCGGCGCGGGTGGGGTCGGTTATCCGCTCCCAGGCTAGGAGAACATTGTCCAGCTGGCCTTGGTAGAGGGAGGACAGCCCGGCCCCGATCGGGGGTCCGCCTTCACCGGCGCCGCCGAACAGGCCGGTCTCATCCGCGGTGATCACGAACTGAAGCTGGGATAGTCCGTACTGGATTCCGAATGTTTGGGCTTCGTTGACCAGGGTGGGGGAGCGGCCGCCGGTCATCATCGTCAACGGCGGCGCTTTATACAGCGAGTGTTGTTTGGATAGGACGCGGTCGAAGGTGGATTCCCGCCAAATCACGTTCGGGGCTTGGGGCGCCACCCCCAGCAGGGTTTCGGCGATAGGGGCGGTGGGGTTGATGACGTCGATAACTGGTTCGCCGTCAAGGGTTTGACCGGTGTCGGCGTTGATCAGGATCGACGTGAATAAATCGTCGAACGTGACGCCGATCAGATTCAACAATCCGTCAAGGGCGGTCCCCGTGGGTCCTGCCTGCCCGGACATGTCTTCGAGGCTGAAGATCACACAGTTCCGTGTCGGTGTAGCCAGGGTTTCTACTGCTGCGTCGCCGATGGCTTCAACCAGTTGGTCTGCGGAGCTGAGGTTGAGGGCGTCGAGGATGTCGATGGCGCCTTCTTCAACCCCGGTGATGAGGTCGGCGAGTTCGGTGTGCGGGGAGTCGGTGTCTTCGTCGGCGAGGTAGGTGTAGCCGCGCAGGATGACGCCGCAGTCTTTGAGCATGTCCGTGGTGGAGGAATGCCAGTCCGTCCACGTCGCGCCGATCGCCGTCCACCGGGACTGATCCAGCAAAGGGTTAACGAACGCTACTTGGATGGGCCACGACAGCGGGTTGAAGTCGGCGACAATGTTTTGATCCACCACAGCAGGGTTGATCCACGACAACGGGTTGAACGCGTTGGTGATTGTGGACCATCCCGGCACGAACAACCTGGCCAGGTTGATCATGAATGTGGCGAACAGGATGGTGCGGATCGGGCCCGGTAGCACCCAGATGCGAGGTATCTGTATTTCCGGGGCAAATGCTGGCGCGGCAGCTATCAACAATTTTTTGGCATGCTCCCGCATCGAAAGAGCAAGCAGCTCAACGGTGCTTGTGCCGTCTTCGTTGCGTTTGACGTTGATCTGATGGACCTTGCCGCCCCACCGGGTACGCCAGGATCTCTGTGTCGGGGTGGGGTCGATGATCAGATGCACATCAGTAAACACTTGGATTTGGTTGACCATCCAGTCGACCAAATAGTTGTCGTAGGTGATGATGACCCGGGCCTGCCCGGTGTCCGACATGAGTTCTTCGGTGTCGCAGGACAGTTCGCCAACAATTTCGGCGATCACGTTCAGGTTTTGGTCGGCCAGCCGCATCATCGGCCGCTGCTGCGCAGATTTCGTGATCAGGTTGGCTTTGTTCACCATGTAGGTGAAGCACGACAGCGGATCAGTGACCGGGTCCGGGCAACCATCGGTTCCGTTGGGGGCGAAGACACCGTCTAACAGTTTCGCGAAGTTGATCCCCACCGGCGGCAACAAGGATGCGAGGGTGGGGTTTTCGGGTATCCCGAACAGATCAAAGCTCGTCATGTCTAGCGGGCACGTCTGTAGCGTTGCGGAAGAAACGCGGTGATCGTCGCGTTCGGGTTGCTGTGCGCCACCGTGAAATGCGTCGCCGTCATTGGTGGGACGGTGTTGACGAACCGGGTGTAGCCGCGCTGCCAGATCGGCTCATCCGACTCATCAATACCGGACAGGAAAAAGTTCAATATCCCTGAGGATCGGGCGATGTCGTAGAAGATGTTGTCCTGGGGATCGTTTTCCGCCACCAAAGTTCGTTGCGCGGGATCGGTGTTGCACAACACCACACCATCACTAGGAAAAATCTGCGGCAACGTCACCATGCTCGAGGAGTTGTTGTCCTGCAGCTGGCAGTACCCGGCCCCGGCGATCAAGTAGTAGACGTTGGTTTCAACGTCTCCGCGGTTCGCCAAAACAATGTTCCCCGAATAGTATCCGGTCTTATCCGCAGGGCCGGAGGTGAGAGCTTTCCACTGCCCGAACACCGTCGGTTTCGAGTAATACGGGTAGGGGGCGATCCAGTTGATGTCCCATTCGGCGAAGTTGTTGCCGTAGCCGACGGCGTCCATCTGCTGTGCGGTGTCCACCGTCTTATAGGGCCAGACCTGGACCCACCGCCACCCCGACAGGCGGGTGAACACACCCAGCCAGCCTGGCTGGTCTTCGATTTGGCCGGCCCACCAACGCTCCTCAGCCATCCGGTACAGGTAGTTGTTTTTGCCTGCGATTTGGATGCGGAAGTTGATCAACCGTTTGTTGATGTTGGTGCGCTGAATCGTTGACCCCAACTGGAAGGCGCCCTCAATCAGCACCTGCTCGAACGGAAGGTGTTGTTCGCCCTGAATAACGGGGCCGAGTTGCACACCCTCCCACCCCGCTAGCGGCCCGTTGAGGTGAAAGACGTTGCTGTTTGGGTCGATGTAGATGACCTGGGTTTGCAAACCGGCTAGGTATTCGGGGAACTGCTCCAGTTGGGTGAGGGCAGCGTATTGCTGCCCTTTTGTGTAGGAGGCGGTCTGTCCGATGGGGATTGGGTTGATGGGGGCGGTCATCCCGAGCCCGTCGCCGGCAGATTCCCGTAGTTGGGTGCCGTCATCCCTTGCGTGCGGTTTCCGGCGCCGTTAGCCGTCTCTTGGAGTTCCTGTGTCGGGCTCTGACCGCTACCGTTTTGTGTCACGTTGAGCGTCGGACCGGAGTTGCCGTAGACATGGGTGTCGCCGCTGGGAACGTTCTGCGCCCCACCAGGTCCGATCGGCACAGAGTTGGCGTGCGGGTGCGGTATCAGCGAACCCAAACCCGGCAGGATCGACCCACCCCCGCCGAGCGAACCGCCCTGTCCCCCACCGCCGGCGAAGGTGTTGATCAGTCCCGTAGCGAGTTTCGTGATACCGAAATGCAGAGGATTACTCGAACCGCCGAACGATTTGAACACCGACCCGTCGAGCCCGAACTCCTGCAGGACACCATTCACCAGGCCGGAGCCCAGTTGCTGGGCCTGATCCTGCGTACTACTGCTTCCCCCAGCACCTCCGGTGCTGTCGGCGGGCATAATGTAGAGGGGGTCATGCTGCGCGCCAGTAGGAATACCCAACCCGCCGGAAGAACCCAAACCTCCGGCCCCGCCCCTACCGCCGACTCCACTCGCCGAAGTGGTGGTGTCGGTGGGCATTGTCCCGTCGCGGCTGGACCACCAGCCAGTAGAGGTCGCCCCGCCTGCACCGAGTCCACTCAATAAACCGCTTGCGCTTTCGCGTCCCGAAAGGCCAGCGCCCCAATCTGAACCGCTGGGGTTTGCCCTAATGAGGTTGGCCGCAATCTCCGCTTGCTGCTGGGGGGTCGCCTTACTTGGGTCCGCCCCATATTTGAGGCCGCCGGAGCGCGCCCACGTTGCTCGGGTGAACTGAAATAACCCCTGAGACGGGTCCCCGGCTTGGGCGTTGCTGTCGTAGTTGTTGAAGACAGAGGGTCTTCCGCCCGATTCACGCTGTATGAGATGCGCCCACGAGGGGTTGGGTGATGTCCATGTGCCGTCAGGATTTTGAACTAGTGGCACGGTGCTGCCGCCGGAGGTCAAGCTGCTGGGGGCTGTGGGGTGAGGCGGGGCTGCGGCGCGCATCGAGGGGGGAATGCTGAAGACAGGCGGCGCGGGGGTGCCGTCCGGCATGTCCGGTGGCGCAAGAACAGGCAGCGAAGCAGCACCGGGCGGGGGCGCCATACCTGGCGGCAACAACCCAGCGAAGGGGTCCAGCGAGCCCTGAGTCGCTGTATACCCTGGCGGAGCCACGCCAGCAGTGTTTCCACCCAAGGATGGCGGCAGTGTCACAGGCCCGGTGGTGGGGATTCCGGGGGGCCCCTGAATCGGGCTGTTAAATCCCTTCGTCGGATCAGGCGCTGCGAGAATGTCGCTGAGGCCGCCCCCGATACCGGGCAGCCCGTTCCAGATGGCCAAGGCACCTGCCGCAGCGATACCGAGCGGGCCGGAAAGACCTTCGATCGCTGTCCCGATCCGGCCAATAACCCCGGGGAGGTCTTTGAAGACACCTGCGAAATCCTCAGCGGCACTCTGCATATCGGAGATGTCGCCGAGGATTCCCCGAAGGGGTTCAGGCAGGTCTTTTACGTCCCCGCCTAGTTTCTCGAAACCCTCGATAAGCGTGGACACGCCACCCGAAACATCGCCTTTGCCAAAGTCAGCGAATGCTTTCCTGGTTTTGTCAGCCGCTTCTTTGGTGTCGCCTAGCTTGTTTTTGAGTTCGTCGAAACCCCAGTCCGCAACAGCGTGGGAGAATTGCCCAGCCCACTTGGCGTTGTCACCCAAAACGCCTTCAAGCGCGCCGCCGACCGTCTCCTCAAGCCGGTCGCCGAGGAGCTTTTTGGTGTCGGGTCCGACCGCGTCGACAAGTACCTTGCCCCAACCTTTGGCCGACTCCCGGAACTTGCCTTTAGCCTTATCGCCAGCTTCTTCAACAGCGGCTTCAACTTTGGTGGAGTTTTCTTTGACGCCGTCGGCCATCGACTCGGAGGCATCGTTGCCGGCCTTGTGGAATACGTCTTTGACTTTGCCGGTGGCTTTGGTGAATGAGTCGTGGATCTTGTCACCAAGACCCGACGAGCCCTTACTGAATGCCTCAGTCCCTTCCTGGGCCGCCTTCTCCATCGCTTCGCTGGCCGCGGGCCCGAACTTTGAGGTTTCGGGCATGAGCGGCACATACACAACCGAAAGATCAACGTGATTGGGAGCCATCAGCTACGCTCCCCTTCTTCGGTAGATTTTCGCGCGATGCGCCTCATAGTCCGCGATCGACTTGAACTCGCTTTTCGCTTCCGGCACAACAGGTTTGCGCTGCGTTCGCCACTCGGGCTGGTTGGTTTGCAACGACGCCAACATGGTTCCGTTATCCAAAACATGGCACACGGATGAGCCTGGTGGTGCCGCGACAATCAGGGACAGGACTTCTGGTGCGGTGAGTTTCGGGGTGAACATGTCGGCCGCATGCAACCCCAACACCAGCAGGTCACGCTGGACTGCGTGCCAATGAAAACCGATAGCACGCACCAGCAGCGTTATTCCGGGGGTAGTCCCGCCTCCGGCGGCTCACCGAGATTTTTGAACCACCGGTCGAAGAACTCTCCCCGCTCATCATCGGGTAGGTCCAGGACGCGTTCCTGAATATGGTCGGGCACCTTCGCGCGGTCCATGAACTCAAACGTTTGGTAGACCTCGCTGAGTTTGCGTACCTTCCAAAGGAATTTGATCGGTTTAACGCCGTCCACGTCTTCCCACAACACAGACGATTTCGGGAACACGATGGGGTCGGAGCCGTCCTCGGGGCGGTAGGTGAAGATGGGTTTATCCCCGTACAGGGACTGCCTCTCCTCCACAGCTGTCACGACGCCGCCACAACACCGTCGTCGGTGATCTCATACACGAAGTTCCCCGACGTGTCCGGGAACGCTTCCATCGTCACGTCATACACCGCCAGATCAAGGTGGGTCCACTTGTAGGCACCCACTTCGGTGACACGCGCGATCGGCAATGCTTGCCGGACGGTGGCCAACTGGTAGAAACCTTCAAACACCCACACCGCGTTGACATTCAGGGTGGGGTTGAGGTTTGTGGTGGTGATCGTGCCGACAGTGGTGGTGGCCGCGGTGACGTTCACATTCCCATCACTATGGACTGCTTTCAACACATCAGCATCAAGGGGTTGCAGCAGCTGGAATTTGAACGTCACCGAATAACTCTGCTGCAAAGACGCCACCAGGGCGCCGCCCCACGCGAACTTCTTCGTGTTGGGCCGGTTCTCCTGCCGCGTCACACCCTGATCCCCCACATACCCCAACGATGTGTAGGGGGTGGTGATGGCGGTGGTGGTGTCGGTGGGCAGCGTGCTACCCAAAACTCCCCGCCAAATACCGCCCGTGATATTGGGGGCTGCTGCCAGCGTCTGCAAGACGTTGTTTCCACCCGTCATTTGGGTTTCCTTCTCTCTGTTATGGATTCCACTGCTGGCCCGCCACGCGCCAGGTCACTGTTGCCCTGAATCGTGGGAGGATTACATCGGGATCTGTTGCGCGGTGGGTATCCACAACGCCCATGACGCCGACGATGTACCACTCGTATGTTCCGTCGCTGACGGTCTGTCCTCGGCCGGCGCCCATCAATGCGACCGCCCGCGCCGTAATCCGTTGCGCCTGAATCTCGTCGGGGCTGTAGCCGAGGAGAATGCACTGCTTGTCGTATTGGAAGCGGTTCGGTTTCGAACCGCCCCCATCCTCAACCCGAAGAAGACCGTTGATGGTGTCCGCTTCAATGGATGGGGTTGGCACCCTTGTGGTCACCGGGGTCGGTGCTAGCGCAGCCTGCAGGTAGTTGATGGCCAGCGTCTCAATGTTGGGGGTGAGGAGTACCGGGTCAACGGTCGGCCCGAAGATCATCGGCCGCCCATCGCCGCCGCCGCCTTCAACAGGACATGGTGGGTCATTTCGATGCGAATCCCGTGCCCGTCAACAGGATGCACATACATCCTTGGGCGCGTGTTGTTGGGGTCCTCAGACATCAATAACCCGAAATGTCCCGTCTTGGGGCGGGTTTGCCACTTCTTCGACTTCAGCTCTTCTTTGCA